CTTTTCTGTTAGTATAGATATTTGTGCCAGTAAAGTAGCTGAAGGTAGTATAGAAGTCCAACTCGTATTGCCTAAATCATATACTCTTAAGTCATTATTAGTTGTATTCCAATATAAACAACCATCAAGAAGAGCATCCCCATCATTATCTAATGTTGGATCTGATGTTTTAACTCCAAGGAACCTGTCATCAAATGCATCCAAGCTTGCAGCAGCAGCAGCTTCTGAAGCAGCAGCAGCAGTGGCAGAGGAAGAAGCACCAGTTGCAGAAGAAGCGGCTGCGTTTTTAGAAGTACTTGCAGCAGCAGCATGGAAGATAGCATCATTAGCATTAGAAAAAGCAATATTTTTATTGAGTTCTGTCATAGATGAATACTGCTGAACAGTAGTAAGCAAATCTCCACATGCTAATCTATGCTCTTGAGCAGCAGCAGCAGATGCAGCAGCAGATCCTTCAGCACTTTCCCATCCTGATCCATCATAAAACTTAATTACTCCATCAGTATTATTGTAATAACAAGCTCCAACTGAAATTGTATCACCATCATTATCTGTAGTAGGGTCTGTCCCCTTCGTGCCAAGAAATCTATCATCGAAGTTATCAAAGATAGTATTCATTGCAGTGTGTGCTGTTTCAGCAGCAGTTGCCGAGGTTGCCGCAGCAGTAGCTGATGTAGCAGCCTCTGAAGCTGAAGTTGCAGAATTTGCAGAATATTTCTTAGCAGAAAAATTACCACCTTCTACTTCTGTATTTGAATTGAATCCTGTACCACCACCTAAAGCCCATTGTTTAGCTGATCCTGAGTGTATATCTGTTCCTTGGGAATACTCCTTAGCAGAATAATCAGTACTATCTACTGTAGAGCCTGTTTTTGTAGCCCATTGTTTAGCTGAACCCCCTGTTACAACAGTACCAACAGCATGTTCTTTTGCAGAATAGTCACCAGAGTTACCATCTACCTTTGCACCAGTAGTATTCGCCCATTCTTTTGCCGAACCCTTATTAGCTGTACTAGTTACTCCTGTACCACCTATCGCCCATGCTTTTGCTGAGTGATTCGCAGTATCACCACTAACTGCACCATTAATCTTTACAGCAAAATCTCTTGCAGAACCCCCTGTATTAGAGGTTGTACCCTGTGCATATTCAAATGCTGAATATAAATTAGTATCGTAACCCGTATTTGCATTGGTTACTGTTGAACCCGATAACTGTGCATACCTCTGGCAGGTAGTCTCGTGTTTTTCTATTACAGGTTTTTCAGCAACAATACTTAGTGCTTCTTCAACTGTAAAATCAGTGTTACCTGCACCAATATATACTGGGGATTTACTACCGCTTGAAGCTTTCATACTCTTTCAACCATTGATAAGATAACAGAAGATGCTTGTGTTGAAGTTACTTTAATAACATCGCCTACTAATACAGGAGAACCCGCATTATTTAGTCCGTGTTGCATAATCATTTTACCTGGCATGATATCCACTGAGGTATCTGCTGGTAGAGGTATAGTATCTGCTAACTTAACTACTGTCTGATCGTAATAAGATGTTAAGCTAACAGTTAATGTACCTGCATTTGCTGTAGTAGCAGCAACAAAGAACCCTATTATAACTGACTCTGCTGCTCCTGCTGGTGATAAACCATCATTTGGTGCTGTAAATACAGTTGTCTCAGTATTAGCTGGGACATTCAATGCATACCTCTTATATCTTTCTTCCATTTTAATCTCCTAGTATCATTTGGGTTTTTCTTGAAACTCGTGCAATCATTGCTTCTATGTCTTTAGTGTCACCTTGATCTATAATTGCAGGCTGATCCAAAGTCATGGTTCCCTGACCTAGTACCAGCTTACCTCCTACCACAGTGGCAAGAAGATTACCTGAAGTATCTTTAATTGTTCCCTCAAGAACTACATTCTTTAATGTTTTGTTTTCAAGAGTAACTACTTGAGTAGCAGTAGGTATAAGATAACCTGATGCATTACTACCATCATGGACACGAAGACTCCAAGGAGCACCTGTAGCAGTCTGTACTGTCACCTCTGCTGCTTCACCCCCAAAACTAGCATGTTCTGCTTCTGTGCCTTTCCTTAATTTAATTGCTATTCCCATTATCTCCTCACTACTAATCTGTTAAAATTAATGCCACCTGTTATACTAGCTGGATTAAGAGGCTCAACCCTGTCTGCATCTGCAATCATTGCCAGCTTCTTGTTCTTGAAATATTCACTTTTCTCTACATTACGTAAATCATGTTCTTTCAGGTAAGCTCTTTCTAATGCACCAAATGTTAAAGCATCAACCCATACTGCATCTATAGGGCAAGTAGTTTGGTAATTAACTGAAGACAAAGTAAAAGTATTATCTACACCTATAGATATTGTCTGATTAGTTTCATCAAGTGTAAGTGATTGTGAGAAAGGAGTAGCATCATCATAGAGAGTATCCCCTGTAACCCATCCATTGAGAGGACTTGTTATCTTTCTATCAATTGGGCTATCTGGATTAGAAGCATCTGTATAGAAATAAGGGACTTCATCACTCATCCTTACTGGTCTTGCTGTGCCAGATAGAACAAGTGTTGCGTCTTCGGTAGGTATAGGCCAGACTCTAACTATCTCAGAAGATCTCTGGTCTAAAACTAAAGCAAGTGTTTTACCTGTTGTCTCCTTCCAATTTTCAATACCAGAAGACCATACATTACCACCATATATCTGAGTAATTGAATGCTCACCATCCTTAATTACCAGAGGGAGGTTCCCCTCTGAATGTAATCTCTTCATCTCAGATGTAGTAACAACAGGTAATTCACGACCCGATATAGATCCACCATTAACGTCCATTAAAGCCGTAGGCAATGGGATCAAATAGTTAGTAGCACTAATATCTACATTAGAATCCACTATAGGCAAACGGATTGCCCTTATAAGATCAAGTAAAGAATCGTGAATATAATTATTCAGCTCAGTCTTTGTCCATCTTACATAACCAGAATCTTGTAGGATATTGACTACTCGTGATCTAATATCGAGTAATTCAATCATGCTACGTTGACCTCTTCCATGTCAGCTTCTACATGCTCACGATCAATACTAGATCCTTCAGGCCACTTAAGTACCTGAACATTGTATCTATTAGCATCATATCCTGTAAGAGCTGCACCTTCACTTGACTGTATGTAACGTCTCTCTACACAATTCATTAGAATATCGAAATGTCCAGCAGGAATTGCTCGCCTGGAATTTCTTGGGAAACGTAAAACCCAATCGTTATGAGTTACTGTGACTGGCCCCATTTGTGATGGGTCATCGCCAAAGCCAATGACTACACATCCCCAGCCTTCAGGTACAACTAAATCTTTACCAACTTCTGCAGCTAAATCCTGCCCGAATGTTTGATGTACCGATACTGTTTTTTGACGACCTGAATCATACATTGGATTATTCAATGTAGTTCCATATTCGCCTGTAGGTATCATTCCGCCTGCTACTGCCATATTAACCTGTGTTTTATAAAGAAAAGAATTCTTCCAGACGTTGGTGGATCACCCCCTCTCAGCCTGAAACTTAGACGAATTATATTATTTGATTCGTCCGGTGGAATAAAAATAGATTCTGGCTTTTGCTGAAAGGAATAAGGAACATCCGGTAGCTCTGTCCAGTTTAAATATAACTCATCTTCTTTAGCATCATTAACCCTGCCTAAACAAATCTTTGCATTTACTCCTGCAAAAGGTTCCGTCATTACAACAGAGATTCTCTCAGGTAATGAGTTAGGATAAAGACGATGATCAAAACGAGCATTCGTTATAGCAAGTTCTTCATTAGTAAGGCTATCAGATGTAATCTCAATAATAGAACTTTCAAATAACTGCTCTGAAACAGGGGCAGGTGGAACCCACCCCTGAAACCCTTTAGGCATTCACACTCTTTAATTAGTCGAGTTTAGAACACGCACACTCGATCCTGTAGATCCAGTCTTCGTTCAGGATCTGGCAAGCATACCAGCTTTTCCAGCCAACTGAACCAGACTGACCCAATGGATCAGTTACTGCAGGTTGTGGCATCACAACCTTAGGTACTACTGCATCAAAACCAGAGAGTGTTACACACCCTAAAGCTTCTGCAGAGAAGATTATCACAGGATAAACCTGAAACTTAGCATCAGCAGGAGTTCTTACCAATGTGGTATTACCTCCATGAGCAGCACCAAATTCAGTGGTTGCACCAGCTTCTGCATAGTCACCAGTGTCAGCAACAGTACCAGTAGTCGTACCAAACGATTGTCCAGTATGACCAGCAACATATGCTGAACCCTGTGTGAGTGAGATGTTCAAGTTTTTGTAAGCTGTTCCTGCTGGATCTTTTCCAAAAGGTGCAGCTTGCGTTGTAAGAATGAAACGAATTACACCTACAGCTCCAATCTCTCCAGGTAACATCTGTTGCCCGTTGTTACTATACTTCTGATAAGGGATAAATCCAGGCAATAGCTCGATATCCTTACGAAGATCAGTATGACAAACCGCTACGTATGACTCTGGCACTGGCTCAGTAGCATACTTAGGGGATGGAGTCATCTGTTTAGCAATCTTACGTGCTTCCTGATATTCCAGTGTACGTACTGCAGTATCAAGTAAAGTTGTATCTGGTGTTTGAGAAGAAGCATTTACACCAATTGTGTTGCAGATAGTTTTTGCAACAGTTGCTCTAGTAGTACCACCAGAAAAAGCAGCTTGAGTACCAGAACGTGCGTGTAAATAGGTGAGAAAATCCATCAGTTCTGCAGCCTGAATTGATTGGCGTTCAGTAACTTGCTGAATGATTGGATCTTGAGCTGCTGCTACGAGAACATCAGTTGTGGCAACGTATGAACCATATTGGTGTAACTTTACCTTAATGATTGTTTGCAGCAAGCTGTCGGCAGGAGGCTTTACACCTTCAGCCAATGGTACGAGAGGAAGACCAAACTTTTCAAAACGCTTCCAGCGAACTTCTAGCCCACCTTGACGCTCCTTGGTTTCCTTCTGTGCAAAACGTGCGAATACCATGTTACGTTTTGCGATTGACAGAAATTTCTTCTGTATCTTAATGGCTTCTGTTTCATCCAGAGAGCCATATTTCATGGTTCCTGCAACAGTTACCTGTCCAGTACCACCTCTATTATGAGCGACTGCGGGAGTATTACTTCCGCTAACCCAGTTATTAGCCATTGTCTTGTCCTATTATAAGATTAAAATTTATTAAAGAGACAAGATCTCTCGGCTTAACTACTCTATCGCATCAAATAATGCTTCGCCTGTTAAACCTTGAGTAGGATCAGTTGTATTAGACAGAGACTGTGATCCGCCCATTAGCTGTGATGCCTGATAACGTCTAAGATCCTGAGGATCTTGTCCTTTATACATTTCACCACCGCCTCCATTTTGCTCAAGGTACATCCTAATAACCTGAGCTTTGGCTTCATTGTCTCCTTGAGTCATAGCAGTTCGGCACATTGAGTCTTTATTAACCCATTCAATAAAAGACTGATCGTCTTCAATCGAAGGCCAAACACCATAACCAAGTTGTCTATCGAAAAATGATTGCTGTGACATCGAATCAAACTTACGAGTCAAGTCACTTAAAGGTGCATCATATTTTTCTTCAACATACCTGCTTATCTTGTCATCTACTGATTCTTGTTGTTGAGACTTAAACTCTGCCAGCTTCTTTCTCATAAGCCTGTCTGCGATTCTTTCTGAAGTTCTCATTACTTCAGGGAAATCTTCCATGACTCGTAGATCATCTTCTGACAGTTCATCTTCATCTTGATCTTTTTTAGCCTGGAGACTTAGTTCGTTTTCACGTTCCAGTACAGCCAGTCTAGCTCTCAGCTCTTGATTCTCAGACTCTTTTGCTTTCTGTGCAGTATATGCACGATCAGCATGAGGTCTAATGTCATCATAGCTTTTAGTAACTGAAGCTAATTGCTTCTCTAATTCAGCTACTTTGTCTGCCCCTGTATCAGTTTGCTCTTGCTGGTTAGGCATTTCTCCTTGAGGAGGTGCTTCTAGCATAGGTCACTCATCATTATGGGTTAGTGCCTCACGGATCAAGTGATCAAGGTCAAGTACATTCTTGATTTCTTTGATCTCTCCAATGAGACTATTAAAGGTGGCTACGTCCTTTACGTCATAGAGGGGCTTCTCTGAGAGTCTTTCCTCTTTCCGTCTAAGTCTAGCCGATAAAATCTTAGATAGCTGGTTCCATCTCGGGTCGTCCTCCAATGTCAGGAGGTACTCCAGCTTCTCCCTGTCCAAGCTCCTGCTGTTGTTCGGCTTCGGCCTGGAGTTGTTGTTGTTCTTGTTGAAGTTGAACATTCTGTTGTTCCATTAATTCCATAAGTAATATTGATGTCTGCTGAAGAAGATCAGGCAACTCATTAGTTGGTACATCACCACCTTCTTTTATTTTTGCTAATCGCTCCTGTATTATTCCTTTACGGATATCTGCTGCGACTGCCTTCTTCTCATCAACTCTTGCTCTGTTTTCATATGTTTCAGCATCAAGTTGTGCAGCTACCACCTGTTGTTGTTCGGCTTGCTGTTGCATTTGCTGTGCTTCTTGAGCTGCTTCTTCCTCTGACTTAATCAATCCATCAATTTCTAATCCTAAACCTGCCTTTAAAGGTACTGCCAATTTTTCAAAATTAAATCTATCTCGCATCTCTGGCACTTGACCCACTACCTGAATCAATTGCAATACCTGCTGGATAGTAACTTCTTTAGCCATGAATGTATCATAGCTCTTTGCCTGACAAAGGAAGTCTCCTTTAATCCCAAGATCAACTGAATCCGCCATTAACCAATGGTAGATTGCCTGAACATTGGATGTAACCATATTATTAAGTGAACGTACAACTCCGCTTGTTAATTTATTAGAGTTCTCGTTCAGAATCTGCATACCAGTAGCAGTCTTAGTCTGATACTGAGCACCTGCTCCCATACCAATAGGGACTTGTCCTGATGCCAGATCTGTATTTCTCTCAATGATCTTAAGCAGATCAACTAAACCATTAGTTACATCTGGTATAATTACAGACTTAAATGCATCATTAACACTCTCACCTGCCTTAAGTCTCCAGATTTTTCCCGGATACATCTCATAGAAGTCATCACTATTTGCATCGAATGCATTAGGATTGAGTGCAGCCATCGGGAGAGCTGCCATTGTTTTGCCTTCGACTATCATGCCGTAGACAAAATTCATCATATCCTGATCATCACGGATAGCTTCATATATACCGCTACCCCAGATACTATCTTCCTGTTCCTGCCAGTAACAAAAATCGTAGGGTAATCTACCATCAAAAGGATTCGGCATTGCCCTCAGAACCTTAGATCCCAGCACTGTAATAACCACTGGCATATGTACTGGGTCTCCATCTTTCTTCTGAGGAAGATCCATATAAGGCTCAATGTCTTCCCTGCCTAAACCCTTATGCCATAATTCAAGTATAGTAAAGTTCTTAACCTGTTCTACCCCCTGACTAAATCTTCGTGGTGATATCCCACCAGTATCCATAGAGGTTTGACCTTCTCCTGTCTCAATACAGCTTTCTACTAATAAAGGATCAATGACACCATTTGATTTCATTGCCATCATCCGTAATTCCTGAGCAGACAAGAATCTTCTTTGGATAACCCAATCAAGATCACTCTTACCTGTCGCACCTGGAGATGGGAATGTATCCCATATTGATATCCATTCAACATGAGGAACCATTTCCGATTCTGCCTGCTCCTCTATCATCTGGAGCATGGGGTCACGATTGGCTGTCTGATAAAGGGGGTAATCTACCTTTTTCAAGACTATCGACTTAGTTACTCCTGTGCCATATAACGTCATTTCGTTAATGGCTTTACTCAATGTATCCTCATAAGAGGTCTCATCAAGTATATCTCTTATCCTCTGTTCGCAATTCTTCGCCCTATTAGTCGCTTCATCATACGGCTCTGGTGCTTCAAGAAGATCTGGAGAAACAAATCTTGGTCTACGTGACGGAGTAATTTTAAATGGGATCTTGCCTTGCTGGAGGGTTGAGGATAGCAGCTTAGTCCTAGCCTCATGCACTTTTCTTTTAGTTAGGTTGACATATATTCCTCTCTCTTTAGCTACATCAACTGCCTTAGATGTAGTATCAGGGAACTCACCTCTCATAGCATGCCAGCCCGATTCCCAAATCTCCTCACGGGTTTTACGATCTGTATCACCAGCACCTTTCTGGTATAACTCCTGTACTATAAGTCCAAGAGAATCTGGTAAAAGCCCCTTTACTTCCTCACTATCTTCAGTGATGTAATGGTTGCTTTCAGCTTTGATTTCCGCCATTAAGACTTCTTCTTTTTTGTTTTGCGTTTCTTTTTGACAGGCTTCTTAAGTCCGTAATTCATAAAAATCGTCAAAATAAGGGGGTGCTAGAGTACCTGAGTATCAGGTTTCTTTCGTTACAGAGAGATCTGAGATGCTTAAATATTCAAATATTCAAATATGATATAAGATACAAGCAATCAAACGGCTCGTCAAGAAAAAGAATTCTTTACACTAACTCTTTACATAGAACTCTGTACGTTGTGTTCTCGGCATTGGCATGGATGGAGTAGGGTCGAATGGATACATGTAACACATGTAGGCTGCAATTGCAAGGGACATTACCCTGTCATCGTGGCATCCATGTTGAGCCGCTTCTTTACCATCTTTATTAATAACAAAGGTCTGTAGTTCGTCTACAGTTTCTTTTGAAAAAATTTCTATCTGTCTCTCCCTGATCAATCTCCTGAGCAAGTCAAGTATTAACTTCCTAGTTTTTATATTAGTATTAAAACCCAGACGCTTCTTCTGCCTATTGCCACGCTCATCAAGGGCTTTCTCTATATACAGGTTTTCGTATGAATGGATAGAAGATAGGAACTTGAGGGTTAATAATCCATGATTATTATTTTCGACTGCTACTAGTGCCATATTGTACCATGTCGCAATAGTTGTAATTACCCAAGCTAAAAGATCAGGGTCTATCCTAGTTGACCAAGTAGCACATTCCTCAAAGGTTTCAGCATCTAAGACTGTTATAACAGAGTAATCGGAGTCCCCGGTTTGGCTAAGTATTCCTTCTGAAACATCAACACCTATTCTATATTCTCTACCCAACTGTGGCGGATTAAATACAGCAAGCTCTCCGCCAGGATCTTTTTTCATAAAGTATCGCATCTGTTCCCTGCCATCCTTATATGCAAACCCATTTACTGGAACTTCAAATCTTTTAGGTGGGCTATCACGTTCACGCTCATCTGCATCGAACCACATCTGAGTTAAGTTTACAGAATCAAACGCACTTCTACCTGAAGCAACGAAAGCTTCTCTTGCAGTAGTAGGATATTCCTGGTGGAACACATTTAAATCTCCCTGACACTCTGGAGAGATTATCTTGTTCCTCCGCCACTTTAAGTGTTCAGGAGTAATCTTGAAGAGTAACTCTCCCTCTGTTGTCTTATATGATGTCTCAACACCTAGTAAAGCTTTTTCTTCCTCTCCACCGAAAGCTGGGTTAGTGCCAAGAGATTTTATAAAACTATCATCCTTCTTTTCATCTTCCGACAACTCAGTTTTGTATTCATCGAAAACAAACCAAGGGAAGAACACAGGTTTCAAACCAGAGTCATCCTTCTCTGCTCGCCACCATTCTCTTTCAAAATAATTTCCAACTCCCTTAGCTGTACTCTCCAACCATATCTCTGTGCCATACCCCTGCATAACACAGTTCATTAAACCAGTCGCATACTCCTTAGCCCTACTGCCCCAACGTGCTACCTCTGAACAGTGGAGCATATCAATACCAGCACCTACAACCTCTGAACCTTCCACTGTACTCATACCATAACGTGAGTTCAGTCCTTTGCCATCAACAGAACCCCATGTCAGTTCCTGTTTACCTGAATAGTGTGAGAGAGGTTTAATGAAATCTGGATAGTTCTGTTCCATAACTTTTGTCATCTGGAACATCTCTGAGGTTGTATTCTTAGAATGTGTACAGATATGCACTAGCTGGTTGAACATAGTAGCTGCTCGCTTAAACATCCTGGCCTGAACATATGTAGAGATACCAAAACGTCTAGCCTTTAAAACAATTATCCTGACATGTCCTATATCTTCAAGCTGCTGCTGAGCTACTTCATGCAGAATCTTCTGCACACTGTTCATCTGGAAGGGGATTAGTTTCTTAGTACCCAACTCCTGTATCTTAAGGCAGTAATTAAAATAGGTATCGTGATCTTGCAACCTATCCATCAACTCCTGCATTGCTTCTTTGTTGGATTTCTTAGGAGCTAACATTTATTTATCTGGAGCAATTGCCTTTGCATCATTCATGTTTATACCTTTTGGTCGTGGTTTATGTACCAGATCCTTTAATCTATAATCTATAGACCTGACCATTGAGTGGTCTGCACCTGCCACCGCCCTATCACGCTCATCTAAGAGAACTGCCTCTATGATAGTCTCCTTACTATGGGAAGCTATAGTTGACCATAACTTATCTAGCCTTTGAAATTGTTTCTCCATTATCTAATCATTTGCATAAATTCCTTGAAAGGTATCTTACCTTTTTTTATATTACAACTGTTACAACATACTACAAGATTCTCATCAGATAGCTGTTCTTCTACAGTATCTAAACTAGATAGAGGCTCCATATGATCAAGAACCCAGTCACCCTTAGCTGGCAATCTTATTCCACAATAGAAACAAGGAGCAGTTCCACGATCCTGTTCCTGTGCTTTTATCCAGCATTTTATATATGTTGTCCTATTATATCCACCCTTCCTCTTCCTCTTCTTACCTGCAAGCTTATTTCTGTGGAATGCAGCTTTCTCCTTACAATTTCTACAACAATACTTCTGCACCGCTTGCCCATGAATATTAGGAGTGTAATCCTCTTTGCAATATTCGCAGGTTTTTATCACTGAATTTTACTAAGATAACGTGCAATCAATATAGCATCTGCTATACCATGATCCTTCTTCCTAGTTAATTTTATATCAGGATATATCTGATTCACCTTCTGGATAGAAGATCCTTTCTCCTTTGGCATATCCCCAAGCATCAATTTCTTCCAAGATGGGGGGCGTATCAAGTAGTATGGCAAGCCCATGCCCACGCACAGACCTCTCAGAAAGCCATAACTAGCCATATAACGACCACTTGACACGATCCCCTGGTTCGGCATCGTCTGTGATTTTTCTATACCAACTAATAAGTTCTCATACTTAGGTGAGAAACGAGAGAAAATATTATAAAGTTCTGGTTCATGTAATTCACGTTTCTTAGCAACTTCGATGATTGGCATGTCTTGGTAATGAATGACCTGTAAATTCTTATCTAACACTGCCAGTGCTCCTGAAAAGCCCGGATCAATTCCCAAGTACATCCTCAACCCCCCATATTCTCTGCAGCTCCGCCTGAATCTTCTTCTCTTCTGACTCAGGTAGTTGCCAAGTTAGATCTGTTTGTATATCTACAGTAGGTATCTGATCTCCATATCTGGTAATAGTACCTCCTTTTTCAAGAAATTCTTCTACTGCAACCTTAAGCTCACGCCTCTCAGGGGTATCACAATTAACAAACTCGGCTGTAGTAACAACTCTCTCCCCAAATGTAGGAGACTGCCAACTAGGATGAAACCTTGCTGCAGGTTTAACCTTAGGTTGTTTAGCTGTTAAAGCACGTTTCTCTACCCTCCTTTTATTATATTCAACATGCCAACAATGTATATCGCAATACTTCTGTCTACTAGTACGTGGCTCAAATCTTTTACCACAAGTATCACAATCAATAGGATCAAGTTTTATATTACCACGCTTAAGAGCAGCACGTTCTAGCTTATGATGGTAAGAACAACTCTCAGAACAAAAACGTGTCCTCCCTACTGGTAGGTCTTTCTTACATATAAAACAAACTGTTGAACTCATTTATCTTCAGCCTCCACCATAGTAAACATTGTACCTACATTATCTGCTAAATCCAGAAAGTAACTGTCAGCCTTTAAGTTTTCCCTTTCTGCATTAGCTAATAAGTCTGAATAAGGGACACCTGTCTTCCAGGCAGTTGCGGCAGACGCTAACATCAAAGCTAACAATGCCCGTGAATCCATGATCTGTTTCTGTTCAGCTTTAATTTCTCTCGCTGACTTTTTCCTTTTCGCCATCTTCCTCCTTTGTAAATTCACCTTCAATTACATCCTCAATCTGAGGATTCATTTGGTGGTCAAGTTCCTTTAATGCATCCTCAACCCTAAATACATTCTCATTCTTCTGTTCTATATACTTATACTCATTCGGCATAGCAAGTGCAATCCTCTCACTCTTAATGATATCCATAACAGTTTTAGCTTTAGCTGTAAGCAAATCCACCTCACCTTTATCATTAGATAATAGAACCATCTCCTTCAGCCTATTCAACTCATCAAGATGCTGGTCAGATATAGTTGCACGATGATCCGCATACTTCTTAATCATCTTTGTATGTACGTTAGCCAGAGCAGCCTCTCTCTTTGAAGCATACTCCCAATCACCCTCACCTACATACTTCTGAAGAGTACTCCTCCAGATACCATACTTCTCTACTATCTGCCCCCTAGTAAGTAAGCCAGACTCATAGTCAACCTTAATAGCAGCCTTCATTACTGCCCTATGGTGTGCCTGCTCAGCCCTAGACCCTGTACTAACCTTAGTACTGTTCTTATTGCCCTGCTTCTTTACCTTAACCCTGCTACCTATTCCTTTAGCCATTACTCCTCAGGGTTATCTTTTCACAAAATTTAATAGGGATATCAAAAAAATCTTCGCCAGAAGGATTCCGACTATTTGGTATGTTCTTTATATATTCATCTTTAAGGTTACTGCCATTCACCAAGACTGCCCGACTACAATCACTATTCAATACCCAGAATAATAACCTGTCAGACAGCCCCAGCAACGACCTCTTCCTTAAAGGAATATGGACTGTAGACCAATTAGGCCACTCTCCAGACCATCCAGGCTTAACCTCTACCTCGTGATGCTCCTTAACAGTAGCCTTTATATCAGCCTTGTAATCTTCAACGTCAGGTTCAAGTGTCAGCCCCTTATCTTCTAACCAACCCCTTACTGCGTCTTTTGCTTTCTGATCAAACATCCTGTACTGATCTGGAAAGAATACTATAGCAACCCCCTGAATCCTTGGATTAGATCCTCAATAGGAATGCTACCACGTAAACCATCATCCAAACGATCTACTTTGTGATGTTCCTTCTTGCTACCCTTCTCCATATTAGAGACTTCTCTGGATAACCTAGAATCAAACAACTTTACCTTTTCTACATATGAGACTTTGTTGCTGTCCCAGTGAGATGGCTGATCTAAAAGTGCCACCCCAATGCTAATCATAGTAACCAATATTAATAACTGATACATGCTCCTCCATTTAAGAGTGTAAAGAACAATTTACTATTTGGTTACCTATATTATAAATCAATCAAAAATTGGGTGTCAAGTATTTTTTTCACGGAATCTAAAATAAGGGGTGGGGGGTAAAAAAAAGAGGGGGGGTCAAAAATTGGAGAGGAGGTAGAAGAGAGAGGGACTCCAATATATATATACATGGGGGCGTGCGGTTGCCCCTGGGGGGGTCTTGCGTGATCACGGAAATCTTTTTATTTCTCTTCATCAATCATCAAATTTCCTGCAAATCCCTTCGTCTCAAATTTTCTGGATTTTCGTAAAATTTTGCTATACTGGAACCAGAAGTCAGGGAGATATACTCTCACGATTTCAGGCACATACACGCAATCATGCGTGTGTGAGTCAGGGCAACTTTGCCCACACACACCCATCACACAGGAGAACACGATGGTACATAGCAACGAAAACGTAAACGTAGCGATCCTTCACGCACTCGAGCGCATTGAAGCGAAGCTTCAGGCAGATTCCCCGAAGGCGGAGAAGCATAACTTCATCACGAAGGTTCAAGCGAAGCTTAAGCCGAAGAAGAAGCAAGCGAAGAAGGCCGTTACGCATGAGCGTGTAGAGCTTCCCGAAGGCTGGAAAGAGATTCCTGGCCTTAACGCTATACGCACACAAGGTTATAACACTGCGAGAGCTGAACACCCTAAGAAGCCTTATGGCTTCTGGAACAGGGAAGGCTTATTGCGTGTGCAAGAGGCCATAGCTACTATGTAGCCCCAGACCCCTACTGCTTCGGTGGTAGGGGTTTTTTTTATGTCTACTGTAAGGCTTGCGTAAAGCATTACGTTACAGTATCCCCTGATCGCTTGGCACAACGTGTGTTACAGGGATCAGTCTCACTAACCCAAACATAAGGAGAATGGTATGCAAATAGTGCAAAACATAATCAACCTAGCGATAGTCGTTTTAGGTGCAGTAATCGTGTTAAGGCTAACCTACATTATGGTGAGCATATGATTAAGTACGAACCTGAACTAGACCTGAGCAAGGTCTATAGCAATAGCGTAAACGATGACGAGTCTAGCATATTAACCTTTGCTCGTGATCTCTACATGGTAGCAACATTCTTGGGCGTTGCTTACCTAGTAATCATTAACATTTAATGAAGGAGGATGTATGAACGATGAGTTAGCTGAATTGAGAGAGGTTCAGAAAAAAGCAGAAGTTAGGAGTGAAACCCGTAACCTTGAAGCAATCTCAAATGTATGGGGACTTGCGATATGGTTAGAAGAGAAAGGTGTCATGCCATATGATGCTGGTAATCTTCTTAAAGAGTTGCAACTTCTCAAAGATGCTTACTTACTAAAACCTAACAAGGAGAATATATGACTGAATTCGATCCGACTTTACCACCTCTAGATAGGGTGTCTGTCGTAAAGTGTGAGGATTGCCATGCAGAACTAGCTAAGTTAGCATGGAAGAACTTTGGTTACACTAGTTCTTTTGATTGCTGGATTTCAGCTAATAATGCTGAGATAGCAATCCAAGATGCTCACGAAATGGCATGCCCAATGTGGAGTGATAACCCTAACAAGGAGAATATATGAAGTGGAAAAATATAGATAAAACAGGAGTAGAGTATAAGATAGGCAAGGAGATGACTAGTATCCTTAGGGATATAAAGTCTGATCTCCAGATGTATGATACCTGTGGTAATACTTTGTTCGGTGAGGAAGCTGAGCAAAAACTTCAATGGGAATTAGGTAAGGTTGAAGGGATCAAACTTGCCTTACGTTACTTGCTTGATGAAAAGGGAGTTGACTATGACAGGTTTGCTTCCCAGCTTAAACCTGGCCCAATGCCTAAGAGGTTCATCAATTAGTTAAGTGCAAGCCTAGTATGGTACTGTGTTTCAGCAGATCGAGGTGCAGTACCATGTCAAACATATCCTACCTAACCTACTGATATCGTTGTTCCACCCTATGTGCAACGACTATTATTACTTTTATATATTTATATTATTTATTAAAAATAAATAATAATAATATTATTACCTCCCTAAGAACAACAATATCCCTTAGAACATAGCTGGATTGGAATGACATATATTCTCTAGGTGTTTGTACCTATTGATGTACTTCCTTTCAATCTAGGGGTGTTTTAAGCATCCTATTTAGGGCATATTGCCCAAACCAATAGCCAATAATGGTGACTTGGTGATTTAACCACTCAATTAGGAGAACACTATGAGTGCTAATACTATGGTAACAAAACTGTCATTTGAATTGTGTAAGAAGAACCGACCTTCGATGAGACATAAATATCAGGATACTGCATATGAATGTAGTCCTGAGATTCATGAGTTTATCAATCGGGTAGATGTTGAAGGAGGCTTACCTGCCAGTTATGACAGTCACCCTGTCCCTACAGGTAGAACTAGGATAGGTGTAGACAATCCCCTCATTAAAGACCTCAATCTTTTACCTGAGGAGAGTGTCTACAGAGAACACGGAGTTGCTGGCTTCTACGTCAGCTAACTCTATTTACATGCAGGATAGCAGTCCTGCGTGGTAACTGAGACCACACTTCATAGTACATGATTGGTGTGGTCTTGTCAACTAAAACTATACATTAAGGAGAAGTATGACTAAGAATAAAATGATTAAGCAAATACTTGGCAACATGCGTAAGGAACAGGAAGCTACATTAGCTGAAATTGGTAAGTCCTTAAGCATTAGATACACTAAGGCTGGATTAATAGCCCATTACCCTAACGTTTTTGGAAAGAAATAAGGAGACATATGGAAAACGTAACATGTACAGGCTGTAGTTCTGACCAGACTGAGAAGATGGTCACAGACTACGATGAGTATCTGGCATTCAAATGCCATTCATGCGGTGATATGTTTCAGGTAGTACCTGACACATTTGAATTTATGACAGCTCCATTAGATGAGAGCCGTGTATTATTTGAGGAGGAATTTATATATGTATAATATAACTTGCTATTAAATTCCTAATCAATTATCATTACGTTGTAGTACCACAGGTAAAGTGAAATGCTGTAGTTTTACAGTGTGTACAGCAACTAAGGTTAAACAAAATGTTAAAGGAAATAATGGAGTATTTCATACTAATATTAATAGTCGTGGCAGTCATCCTGATTGTCAAGGATCTGAACGATAAATACTAGAAACATATGAGACATGAACTAACAGAAGAGAGGTGGTTTAACATCTTCCTTAATCTTATAGGGAGTACTCTCTCTAACTACAATGATAACCTTAATAAGGAGAAAGATAATGAAGACATTGACTACACAGGAGACACAGACAGCGATATTGATTTGCAGTAAAGCAGGTATCCCACTCTTCATGCACTCTCATCAGGGTGTTGGGAAGACATCTCTTGTCAAGGAACTACATAGACACATCCAGAAGTCTGATCCTGATTATGGGCTGGTTGATATGAGACTATCCCAGATCGAGGGTATAGATATTCGTGGGTTGATGGAAGTTAAGGATGGACTTACAAAGTATTGTCCACCTGAATATCTACCTACGGATCTCAACAAGAGACTGATGGTGTTCTTCGATGAGTTCCTGCTTGGTGAGACTGATGCCCAGAAGGGTGTGATGCAATGGCTAACTGAGGGTCGAGTCGGAGACCATGAACTGTCACCATATACTACATTTGTTGGTGCATCCAACAGGTCTAAGGATGAGGCAATGAACAGTAGGATGAGTGGCCCGATGGCTAATCGTTGGTGTCATATTGGTGTCGATAATGATCTGGATGAGTGGGCTAGGATATCTAAGAATGGATTCCAGAATGATGGCTCTCATCTACCTGACTGGGACTCACTACCTGATACTGTAGGCAGAGACTCTGGACTGGAACTTGATGGAAGAATAATCTTCTTCATTAAGCACCAGGATAGAGATGATAATCCTACATGGAGGAACTTCGATAAGCAGAGGTTTCGTGAGGGTGAGTATGCTCATGCTACACCAAGATCATGGCATGATGTAAGCCGTGTCCTTACTGTAATCGAGAGGGATGATAAAGTCTGGGGCAAGATGCCTAACATCAAGAAGATTAGACGGGCTTTAGTCTGTGGTCTTGTTGGTGATGGTGTTGGTGCCAGTCTTACTGGACTGATAGATCAGCTTGATAAGCTGGTTGATATTGAGGATGTAAAGAAGCGTGGTGCTAAGGCTAAACTCCCTGATCCTAATGATCCTATGAGTCTTGGGGTTACATGGATATCAGTCGGGGCACTTACTAATCCTAGACATTTCAACATTAAAACTGCTGATAATATCCTTGCTTACATTAAGATGTTAGGTAAGGAGATATCACCTGACCTACCTAAAACTACTCAGGCTCTCATTGAAAATGCAGGGAACAAAGAAGTTCTTGAAGCATGTGAGAAATCAACTGAGTATCACACTCTAATCGCAGCTTAATATGGAAAATCTTTGCGACCAAGTAATAGATCAGATAAAAACTGACATAGATGCTGGTGATGTAACTGCTATTGAAGAATTAATACTTAGATTCACTGAACTTAAAACAACAGAGAGTGATTGGGTAATAGAATTACTTACTTCATTCTTGCCTGAAAAGGAGTCAGTAAATGAATAGTACATATCACGCATTAACCATTGCAGAGCCACATGGAAAAACATATTGGCAGTTGCCACATGATACTGAGGATAAGGCAAAGGCACATGCACTTAAACATAGAAAAAACAGTGGCTGGATACTTATTTTTGAAGTGAAAAATAACGCCTTAACTACATTAGTTTCATCGTTGAATACCCGTGTGGAATTGGAGCAATGGGATAACATGAGGATAAATTAAGGAGACTACATGGCAATATACATAGCCGTATCACCTCTGCAATGGAGGTGGTCGGTAACAATAGATGGAGCAATTAAGAAATCTCTATCGACATACAATGCTAGTAAATTTAATAAGATTAAACTACCAGTAAACCTATACCTGCTGAATAAGAAGGTAAGTGAAATGTATAAAAGAGATTGGGTTATGGGTAAGGATACAGACTATCTTGGAATATACAGAGCAGTCTCTAAGAATATGGGATGGATATGGTATAGGGTAAACCCTCACTACAAGGAGGATAATGAATGATCAGGAAAATGTCAGGAGAATAATGGCAGGAGGAATCAGACAGTGGGATGCACAGACACAGAGCTATCGTGTTATCCGTGACAATGACTGTTGCTGTCAGGAACTTAAAGATGAATTTAATAAAGTCATCTTAAGTATAGAAGAATCTGACGATGGAATGAAAGCTGATGAGCCTGAAGGTGTAGATCTAGGTTGGATTGAAGCATTAAGGTTTGCGATCACAATTATAAACACAAAGATGGAGGAGGAAGCATGACAAATAAAACTGAAACAGCAGGGCAATGCCCTGTATGTAATAGCTATGCTTTAGACTATGGTGATTATGACTGGGCAGACAATTCAATAGGCTATTTATTTTCCTGTGCCGATTGTGATGCAGAAGGGACAGAGTGGTATAACTTAGTTTTTGATGAGTTTTCAGACGTAATAGAAAAGGAGAAGGAGGAAACATGACAGTAGACCCATGTGTAGAGTGTGGTAACAGCACAGCACTTGGAAGCGGTAGATTTATAGACAGGCTTGGCTGGGAGGATGGATGGAAGTGTCCAGAATGTCAGGAAACCAAGTGTGAAATGTGCGGTGAACTATCAATTCATTATGGTGGTTACGAAGGCATGATAGTCTGCGATGACTGCTACCCAGATGAGGAGGAAACATGAAGAAGAAACACGAGGTACTTATACATTCGACCATTAAGCTAGATGTATCTGACAAACTTTATAACAAACTTATAAGCTTTGACAAGGGTGTGGATAGTCCGAATCACAGACATGAATTAGCCAGTTGGATAGCATCAAATACATTCAGTACTAACAACAGGTCAGTATGGGAATGTCGGCTAGAATACTGGAAGATCAAGGAGGAAACATGAATGAATACACAGAACCTAGTTGGTTCACAAATGAAGACGATTACTATGAAAGATTTGAGAAAAAGAAACAGGATAATAAAGATCCTGATAACCCTGAATATTACACGGAGGATTAATGAGTGATGAACTAGAAATTATTACGGGAGCCGTGATAGTACAAATGAACTTAACTAACTTCGGCTTATCAAGAAAGATAGACGATGCTGGTCAGGCTTTAGCGAACCATTATAATGCACAAGAATCATTCCGAAACACTGGATGTCAGACAACTAAATCCAGTAAGAATATCATACCAAAGAATTTGTATGATCCTATCGCAAGCTATCAGCGTGAGACTCGTAAGATACATAACGAGTATACAGGAGGGATGAGGTGGACTAAGAACACTGACATCATGTCTACTAATATTTTCTCAGGGGGTGCAAAACATATGAAGCCATACAATACAATGATTGCTGAGAGAAGAGCAGCACTTGATCATATGGCTTATGAGTTTGCACATAAGACATACCCCTTAGCAAAGACTGCCTCACAAAATGACTTGGGTAATCTCTTCAATCCTAATGACTATCCAAGCAATGAGGAAGTATATCAATCAATCAGTATGACTGTGACAATAGATCCTATACCTAAGGGCACTGACTTTAGGTGTTCACTTGATCCTGCTACACAGAAAGACTTGGTTGAAACCTATGACGAAAGACTTAAGGTAATACAAAAGCAATCAGTTCTAAAATTAATTGATGCCTTAAGTAATAAGCTTACACATATTACCAACTCTCTTAAGACAGACAAGGTGATACATAACTCAACACTTGATGAGCTGTATAAATATGCAGACTCATTACCTGCAATTGACTTTACTAACGACTCAACGCTAAGAGACTTAGCTAATAGAGTTGTTGAAGAAGTTACATGCGATGGCCTTAGAGATAAGGAGGTACTTAAAAACCCTGATGCTAAAGAGGTTGTTGAGAAATCAGCAACAGATATAGCCAACAACTTGGATGCTTATGCAGAAACACTTTAACTAAGGAGGAACTATGACACTAAATGCAGGTGTTAATATACTCGACCCTCATAATTTAGGTGAGAAAGATCAGAGTTATGAGCCTGATGAGTTCACATTAATAAGGGCGAGGAAAAAGTATGAGGAATCAGTACTGTATCTCCTTCAAACAAACCCAACACTAGGGGTTATATTAAAGGAGAGACTACGACCTGTAGCTGACTGGCGTTATGACTGTAAGTATTACACTAATGGTATAGTGATTGGGTACAATCCTGATGCTGTCCTGTCCATGTCTATACTTAATAATGTTTTTATCATAGCACATGAGGTTATGCACAATCTTATGTGCCATTCAACAAGAAGGAATGGTCGTGATAAAAGGCTCTGGAATATAGCAGGAGATTACTGTATCAATAGTATCCTTGTTAAGATGGGGATCGGAGCGATGCCAACCAGTGTTGATGGTATCCCAGAAGGGTTACTTGATCCTAGATATGATGGAGCAAAGATGACTACGGAAATGGTCTATGACTTACTCCATAGTAAGGTGAAGCCTAAGGGTAAGAAGAAATCCCTTGACGAGTCTGGGAATAATGCTAAGCCAAACCCTGATACAGGTGATGATCCACCACCTCAGAGGGCAGAGGATTTAATAGCTGAACAATTCAAGGAAGAGCTTGAGAAAATTAAGATCGGTTTAGTAGATGATTATAAACCTGAAGGTGATAGTAACTGGAAGGGAACTGATTCTGAAGATGAACCTGATGAATACTCAGGTACTCTAGCATCCCTTAGTATAGGTGTATCAGCAGAGGAACTAGAGGATATGTTCATCGAGTCTAATGCAAGGGCAGAGTTCGCAAGCAGTAAGACTTCAGGCAAGGGAGGGTTTAATCTCAACGAGATAATCGAACTGAATAATACAGAGACTGTTTCGTGGGAGGATGCTCTTAAAGAATACCTCACCCTCAAATCTAAGACAAAGAAGAACTGGATGAGGCCATCTAATAAGTGGTTACATCATGGGTTCTGGATGCCAAGTAAGAGTGGCAAGAGACTTGATGACATAGTAATTATGATAGATGAGTCAGGTTCGATGAGTGAGGAGGAAGTGCAAGCAGTCTTTACTAATATAAATGAACTGTTTGAGGATGGAGATATACCACTATGTAATGTAGCAGTGATACACTTTGCAGGATACTCCGATATACCAGATGAACATGTGGAGTTAGTCGGTGAGGGTACAATGCCTGAGTATAAACGTCTCGTATCTGGAGGCACTAACTTTACAGGTGCATTCAATAAGGCAATGGAACTTGAGTTGAAGGGTGATATAAATCCAAGCTGCTATATAGTTATGACTGACATGGAGGATGATTATCCTGAAGAACCAGATCATCCTGTCTTATGGATGTCAACACAACCTGAAGAATGTCTTTCAGGTTGGCCTGGGTTACCAAGCTATGGTAAATTCACACAAATAGCAGTGTAAGGAGTTGTATGTATAAAAAGAATAGAAAGACTAGGGCACTGCATGAAGGTAAAGCAGTAGAATGGGATGCTAAAACTGAAGATCTCTCATTCAAATTACATCCACTCAACAGGACAGAAGGTAGAGTAAGATCTTACTTCCCTTGTGGTCATAGTATTAGATTCCCTACCAGAGACTGTCATAAAAAAGAGAGACAGGAAATGCAGGACAAGGATTTAATACTTGAATACGAACAGAACTATAAACAATATAACTAAGGAGAATGAATGAGTATAATACTGCACGACTTTACTAAGGAGGACTGGGATACAATCAGACCTAGATATTCTCTCGGCCCATATCTTGGAGGTAGTGAGATAAGTAGTATTGATGGGACTAACTCTTTCACATCAGGCTACACTCTTATGAGGAGGAAGCGTGGACTAGAAGAGTTCCCTGATTTATCAGACAAATTAAATGTTCAGCGTGGTCACTCACTAGAACCAGTTGCTCTCAATGAAGTATACGAAATGACTGGCAATAATATCTTTAAGCCAAACTGTATGCTGTTGAATGAGGAATATCCTTGGGCGATTGCTGACTTAGATGGAGTGGCAGACAATGGATATATAGTGGAGGTGAAGACTACTTCATCCTACTCTAAGATAGAACAAGCGAAGGCTGGTGAGATTCCACCTGACTACATGTCACAAGGAGATCACTACCTAAGCTTCACACAATTTAAGGGGTGTCCTAATCCAGGGCAACCATTTGGAGGAGTTGTATATGCAATCTTCCACCATATACACCAACCACTAATACTTCTTGAGGTAAGTAGAGAAGAGAGGTTGGATAATACAAGGGAGTTGATGTTAAAGGAAGCAGCATTTATTGAACTCTTTAAGAGCGAACAAATGCCTGAGCCTGATGGTCACGCATCAACATCCAAAAGTTTAAAGGCTCAGTATTCTACTGGACGTAAGACTGCAGTTGCTTCTGATGTAGATATAGATAACAGAAACATCTATACCGAGACTCGTAAAGAAATCAAGAGGCTGGAGCAGATACAACGCAAGGCTGGTAACAGTCTACGTGCCAGCATGGGTGATGAAGTGCAGAGTATCAAGGGCATATGCAGTTTAGACAAAAGAAATGTGTTGAGAATTAACTAGATAATAAATAAATTAATTAACCACTTATTAAAGGATTATATTATGGATGACTTAAGAAAAACAAATATTAAAGGCAAGGCTTACGTTGATGTAAGCGAAAGAGTAAGGGCTTATTGGAAGCTATATCCTAAGGGTCGTATCGAAACTGAGATGCTGTTCTTTGATCACGACAAGGGATTCTGTGTCTTTAAGTCTACTGTTTATGATAACGATGGTAACCCCAAAGGTAATGGACATGCCCACGAGTATCAGGCAGACAAATCAAGCATGGTCAACAGGACTTCTTACTTAGAGAACTGTGAGACATCTGCTATTGGTCGTGCTATGGCTGAGGCAGGAATCCTTATAGAGTATGGGATGGCTTCTAAGCAGGAGATAGATGCGGCTAAAGATAAGGCTAAGCAAATGGATAAGGCAGAGAAGTCTAAGCCTGCCCCTAAGGAAAAGCCTGAGGTTCACAACTATATACCTAAGGTAGATCCTGAGCCTGAGCCTGAGCCTGCCCCATCTAAGAAGCCTGAGATAAAGGCAAAGATTACAGACCAGTTGATTGGCATGAATGCAAGGGCCATGAAGTTAAATACTTGGGATGAAGGGATAGAACTTAAGAAAGAGTATGAAGATCTTGTTGCTTCTGTTGGTGGCAGGGATAACTTACCTAAGTCTATCAGGGATTTGTTCCTTGAGACTATTGTTACGTTCCTTGACAGTAAGAACAAAGAAAAGCTTGCTGCTCAATAGATCTCCTCACATTTATTAACTCCTATCTTATACAGGTAGGAGTTAGCTACCTCAATCTTAATTAAATAAAACTATTATGGTAAAGATAAATAATTTATTAACAGTTGAGCACGAGCTGAGTAAGTTCCTGTTCAAAGACCCTGTTTGCAGTGTCTTACTTTGGTATTTTCTTCTCGACCATCCTGGCGAGGAAGGTAACGGATCTACTGTGTCAGTACAAGAGCTTGCTAATAAGCTTGGGTTCACAAGGAGAGTAATACAGAAGAGGATAGAGTATCTGGAAGAGCAGGGATTTATTAGTTCTATGTCACCTGAATTTTATGGTGGGCAAAGATTGCCTAGTATATATCAGATAAACTTTGAATCAGAATTCTTTATCAAGAATGTAAAGAGAAAGACTGTTCTCAAAGAGGAGAGTCCCGATGTTAATGGAATGATAGAGATGTTTACTAATATAAATAAGGACATACATGGTGAGGTTTACGAACCAACAACACCATCTCAACGTGGTAAGTGGGTTAAGGGTGCAGAAAGAATACTTAAATTAAAAGTAGATGGAGAACCCTTCAGTATGGAATCATACAAGAAAGTTATTACATATCTGGCATACCAAATGAAGGAACACTTAGACACTAAGAACACTTACGCTATGAGGTGCAGGGATCTAGGTAATTTAGTACATACAGATCCAAGACAAACAGATTGTAAATATGTCAGGGCATTCAGGAAACAGAGTGCTGAAGACAACACACACATAACTGATATTCTAAAGGAGGACAATGAGCCGAGAAGAAATGGTGGAGAAGTTAGTAGCAGAGTTAATGACAGTCTATGGGCATAAGGTTAGTAAGGAAGAGACTGAAATTCTGATTGGTATCTGGAGGAATGCTCTCCATTCCTTAAACGAACAAGAGATTAAGGCTGGATACCAGAACTTAATTAAGACAAGAACTAAATCTGGTATGCCCAGCCCAGCAGAGTTCTACAACGCACTCTATAGTGACATAGTGGAGGATGGATTGATGGCGTGGAACCAGTTGTTCCAAGTATTAAAGTCACACCCAGGAAGACCTATACATTTTTATGATACAGTTCTTGCTGAGACATGCAGAAGATTAGGAGGATTAACATTCTTAGGTAGCCTATCTGCAACAGATCTCTCCTTCCAGAAGAAGGCGTTCATGGATACATATAGTATTCTAGCAAAGCATGGGGATTCTTTTAACCCTATATGTAAGGGTACATACGAAGCTAAGCCTATCGAAATGCAAACCCTAGCTACCAGAAAGATGGTTACAGGGGGTGCTCTATGATAAGTGCAGAGCTGAGTCTTCTATCCATATGCTTTACATATCCTGATCTATTACCTAAGGTCAGGACACTTGTTCAGCCTTATATGTTTTTAGATATTAAAAACAACACAATATATAATGCTGCTCTTGATTTGTATGATACTGGTGCAAGTGTAGATAACGTAACAGTATCATCACATATCTTAAACAATAAAAAGTTATCAAGTAAGTTCAGTAATGATATTGATGTTCAGGATTCTATTATGAACATCAGGGATGTAGATGCAGTAGTAGATAACTTCCAAGACTACACTGGGATTATAGTTACTAACTATAGGAAGTCTCATGCCGCTAAGGTTGCGGAGAAAACTGCAAAGAATATTTCGGATGGTGCTGATGCAAGTTCTGAAGTCGAAGCATTAAGTGAGACTGTCCAAGAACTGGAACGTGCATCGGCACGCCCATTCAATAGCTTCTTAGGTATTGCTGAGGAAGAAATCAATGAGATGACTAAGAGGGAAGAACAGGGAGAACAGAGTATGAATGACTTGTTCGTACCAACTCCTTTTGAAAGTGTAAATAACTTTATATATGGCTTCAGATATGGATCGCTCTCACTATTAGGGGCGAGACCTGCTGTTGGTAAGACTACAGTTGCAGTAGCTTTAGCTGCTGATGCTGCAAAGAGAGGTATCAAAACTCTATTCATTTCAATTGAGATGAATAAGAATGAGATAGCACAGAAGATGTTCTCTCATACATCAGGGGTACACTTCAATAAACTGCTTGAGATGCACAAGTTTGAGCAAGGTGATTGGGATGCAATCCTTAAGATGAGGGCAGAACAAAATGAGATATGGGCTAAGAATCTTTCTGTTGACGATACATCTGAGACACCTGCAGAGGTAATGAGGTCTATCAATTGGGCAATCAATGAGGGATACAAGTACATAATCATTGACCACTTGCATGAACTACCTTGGGGCGAGAGACGATCACACATATCATTGACCGAAGCAATGGGTGATTTCGTTAAGCGTCTAAGAAATAAAGCACAACGTAATCAAGTTGCTGTTCTTGCTCTCTGTCAATTGAATAGAGAGGTTGAGAAGAGATCATCTAAGATCCCTATGGCGAGTGATCTTGGAGAGAGTGGTGCACTTGAGAGAGTAGCACATAATATTTTATTCCTTAATCGTGCAGAACATCATAAAGGTGAAGTCGATGTTATCATAGCTAAAGCACGAGGTGGAACTACAGGTATAGCTACCCTAGATTTCGATGGTGGCACAAACAAAGTACAGGATCAGACTAATAACTCTGTTGACTGGGACACAATAAATTGAAAGGTATAATATGAAAACATTAAGAAGAGACCTACCAGATAGAAGATGTGGATTTACACAGAAGTCTAGGATTGGTGGGCACAAGGTATATCTCCGCACTGGAGAGTATGAGGATGGTTCTTTAGGAGAGATCTTTATTGATATGCACAAAGAAGGAGCAGCGTTCAGATGTCTTATGAATAACTTTGCAATCGCAGTATCACTGGGGTTGCAGTATGGAGTACCACTAGATGAGTTTGTAAATGCATTTACATTTACCAAGTTTGAACCTTCAGGTATGGTTCAGGGAAGTCCATCTATTAAGATGTCTTCCTCAATTATAGACTACATATTTAGGGAGTTGGCAGTTGAGTATAGTGGGCGGGATGACCTTGCTCATATACTCCCCGTCCCTCCTCCTAAACCAGTAGAGGAAATACATGAGTACATTGATAAACCTGACGAAGAAGATGATGACGATGAACTAACTAAAGAAGAATTAAAAACAATTCAGAAAGCATTAGTTTCTGAAGACAAAAGCCAGGAAGATAAACTGGCAGAAGCTCGCATGAAAGGCTACGAAGGAGAAGCATGTACAAACTGTAGTCAGTTCACACTGGTCAGGAATGGTGCATGTCTCAAGTGCGTATCATGTGGCGAGACAAGTGGATGTTCATAGTAAATTATTACTTTGACTTGTAAAAATAAAATGATATAATAATAATAATTATTTATTATTTATTTATTTATTTTATTTAAAAAGAAAAAGGAAAGAGGACTATGGAAGTAACAGAGTTCAGTCTGGAAAGTTTCCCTCGTAATCTGAGGGATGTCATGCATAAGTATGATATTACCAGCACTGGTCTAGCTAAAGACTTAGGCGTTACAAGAATGAGCGTCTATAATTGGAGGGCTGGACGAGCAGACCCAACATTAATCAGGTTGTTCCAGATAGCATCTGTCTTAAAGACTGATGTTGGACAACTACTAACTAAAAATTATTAGGAGAAAATTATGGCATCTTTAAATAAAGTAGAATTAATCGGTCGTCTTGGTGGTGACCCTGAATGCAGAGAAGTTGGTGACGATTTGGTAGCTAACTTTAATCTAGCTACAAACGAGTACTGGAAGGATAAGAATACTGGCGAGAAACAAGAGAAAACTGAGTGGCATAAGATTGTTATGTGGGGTGCTCAGGCTAGGCTCGCTCAGTCCTTCCTTAAGAAAGGCTCTCAAGTTTATCTTGAGGGTAAGAACCAGACACGACAATGGGAAACTAAGGAAGGAGAGAAGCGTTACACTACTGAAGTTAATGTACGTTCGCTCCAGTTCTTAGACTCTAAGTCCGAAGGCGGAGCATCAGCAGGGGAGAAGGATGATATTCCCTATAGCTAGGAAGTCAAAGCCTGTAACAATACGCCTTCCTATTGAAGTTATTGAACAGTATAAGAAGAAAGCTGAGAAGGAAGGTGTTGCATTATCAAAACTTCTGGCTGATTCTTGTGTCTCATGGATTGAGACTGCAAAGCAAATGGAGTTGCGGCAAGAACCAGAAGTCAGTGAAGTTGACAAGAGCAACAAGGTAAGTGTGGATGGTAGAACTGTCCACCTTACAGATCCGTATGCTTATAAACCTCACATATTCTTAGAAGACTAGTAAATACGGGGGTGTCAGAGTACCTGATACCCTCGTTCCTTCCAACACAGAGCGATCTGAGTATCTAAATTAGCGTAACCCAGTAAGAATCTTAACTGTTTTATCAATAAGACCATTCCTTAACTGATACATCCTATCTAACCTTACCTCTTTTTCCTCACCACTCATCTTCCTATTGTTCCTAATATCAGTAATGCGATTATTAAAATCATTAATGTTTCTTTTTTTCTTCCTCATAAAACCATGATACTTTAGTATCTCTGCCTTACTATCATATGTCTCATTATATTTTTCCCAGTCACCTACCTTGCGATAAAACTTTAGGTCTTGTACTGTCTGTTCAAGTTCTTTTAGTCTCTCATAATAGATTGAACTAGCCTTTGTATTTCTATATGGAGAAGATTTAAACAATCTTCTAGCCATAGGATAGTCTAGCAGTTCACGAGCTGGTCTCTCAGGAAAGTCTCCAGTTGTTCGTGTTACCATATCTGCCCCGCCAAGAACCAACTCACCCAACCATCCAAAATATCCATTAACAAGATGTTCAAGTTGATATGGAGAAAGATTCAGTTTATCTATTGGCAGAAAACTTAGAGCCTTAGATGCCATCATCATTGTTTCTGAAGTATACTGTCCATACCTTAAGCTAGGCGATCTTCCCTGACTACCCTTAGGTTCGATATCCCTATCAAAGAACAGGTTCCTGTTCATGCCTAATTCTATTATAGGTTTTATCGCTTGAGGAAGTGGTACAATTCCAAACTCTCTGGATACGATTGAGGTTACTATACTAGAAACAGCTTTACCTAAGTCAGGATTTTTTTCTTCAGCTAACTTCATAGACCTCCATGCTATGTTACCTACCATAGAAAATTCATGCGGCTTAGGTAACTTAAACACAGTCTTTGTCCCTGGTATCTTTAACCACCAGTAAGTATCTTTATCCCAATCAGGTCTGTTCTGGTACTCCTCATCGTCCTCAAAATATATCTCCTCAAATATTGATGCTAATAAAACTAGGCCAGCTACTATTGCAACTGGTTTAGGATTATTTATTATTGACCTACCTAACTTATACTTACCTTGCAACATTGCATTTGCGAATGGAGTAAGCGATGTCACTAGCTTCACCCAGTCAGAACCTCCGTGAAGAGTAAAGTCCATTAAGTCTCTTGCTTCAAAAGCAGCTTCAGTCTGACTCTTCCCTCCCTCTAACAGTGCCTTGAATAACGATGCTCTGTTTGCGTTCTCTAATTTATCCCCTATCTTAGAATAAGAATCCCAAACAGTACGACCCATCTTCTTTGCCTTACTAAGAGCAGATAGAAAGGTCTCATCTGTTTCAGGATTGCTTAACATATATCCAGAAGACAGCTCCTTCTTTAGCATAGTCTCTGCATAATTAGGATCATCTGATCGTAGGTTAGCGAACTGTATGTACCCACCTGATACTAACATCCTTGCTTCACTATCCTTTATACTCCTGTATCCACCGACTGCATTCTTGAAAAAATTAAACCCAACATCAGAAGTACCTGCGGCAGAAACTGTGTCTCTTACAATATTATTTATTTTAAAAACTGGATTGGCTGTAACAATTTGAGTGAACAATCCCTTTGCATCAATAAGATACTTAAGCCCTGGGAATTTAGTCTCTGACCCCAGTGATGCCAACGATTGGTAAAGTAATTTGTTATTAATATCATATAACTTTTCCTTACCACCCTCTAATACACGGAGTGTTCTCGCAGATGGAGAGTATGTTCTCTCAACCATTTGCTGAGAAGAATCCATTGGGTTTTTAATATCAACTGCTGATCTGATTGTAGTAACAGCCGCATCATTTTTAACAGACGCATCTATTATATGTAACCAGTTATGAAGCAGGTTATTAAATGGATCACCTATCCCCTTAGTAGAACCCTTCAATCTCTTAACTGTTTTTTGTCCTGTTAAGGAGTTGTACTGAACAGGGTTACCCTTCATTGAATCCCCTATCTCCTCATTAATTATCCTATAGAATGGTACATAAAAATCTTGCTCAAAATTATTACGGGCAGCAGCTTGCAGCAACCCCATTTTAACACCGAAGTCGAGTATGGAATTGTTTAGATTCATAACATCCTTCCTCACCTTATCATAAACAAGACTCCTTGATAACATTGCACCAGTAGTAGCATCTCTTATCTTACCTTCATTATAAGTAAGCCCAGCCTTTATGTCTTCTTCATTAAACCTGTTCTCTCTACCTTCCTTACTAAGCTTACTCGCCCTGTTGTAGGCGATCCATGCAAAGAACTGTTTCCTCTCAGTCTCAGTGCCAAGAGGTTTTAATGCCTGGAAGAGACCCTTAACTTTAGTATCAAGATTAGTCTCGTTAACAAGGACACCATTTACATTCCTTCTATCAACCGCTATTCCAGAATGTTTCAGTACAGTAGCTAATATACCATCTGCCCTCTTAGCAAGACGAGCAACCATATATTCTGTCATACCAATATCTTCCTTAATGTTGCTATAAGGATCTGTTATATTCCATGCCAAGCTACGTCTAATGTTATACCACCAAGAACCTTCTTGAGCAGTCTTCTCATCACCATACATCTTATCCCAAGAACCTCTCTTAGTTTCATCAAGGCTTGTTCTATTAAATGCTTTATCTTGTTGTGAAGAAGACCTTCTGTTTACAGTGCCCTCGTTATTAATCACTCTTATAGGTGCACCAGTTCTTAATTTGTCTGCAGATCTAAGCAACAGCATTTTAATATCACGCTCGTTCCAAGTAATCCTCGCCCCCATACCATACATAGCTTCCCTAAACCATGTTACTATCTTATCCCATAGTGTTGGCGGTGCATCTTGAAATAATCCATCAGCTTGGTGTGCCAGATATTCCTTAGCTGCCTGCCTTGCTCTTTGCTTTGGCGTACCCTCACCAATATCCTTTAGGTAACTATTAAAGGTTTCATCTGGAAGAGTCCCCTCAATTAAATCCACTAACTTATTAAAGTTATTTTCTCCAAGATAATTCTCAAGCCCAAGGTGTCCTACACCTTCATGCCAGAGAGTCCTTAGTACCTCATCTGTATCTGGGTGTGCTGATCTTACTATGTAGATTTTGCCATCTTCATACATACCATATGTATCAGAGTTATCACCATCAATTGGCAAGTCAGTATGAGTATCAACTATTTCTATAGCAGGTATACTAGGGAATGTATTTTTGAAATCATCTACTACTCCCTGAAGTTCTTCAAAGCTTAATGAATCCTGAGTATGGTCAATGCCATCCTCATCAACTCTTCTATTCCTAAGCCTTTTAATATTATCTGCTATAGTTTTTGCTTCTTCTCCTGAATCCCAGTAGTCTTCAGCAAAGCCAGTAATAGTACCTACATCATCAAGATCTGGGTCAGTTTGCTCAAGCCCTTCCATCAGCTCTATGTTAGCAACACTACCTTGTGTAAGTGACTCCTTCCTTAGTTCTCCTATAGCTTCATCAACTACAGCTTCTGCTCCACCTTGTATCTGTTCATTAAGAATATTCTGGGTATTAATCTTATCTAGCTTGTCAAAGCTTGGATTATTCTTCCTTATATCATTAACAAATTCCTGTGCCAGTTCCTCACTCTTGAATGTAATGAATGCTTTTAATTCATTACCATTCTCATCAACAGATTCAAAATCCTTATTAAGCCAGAATGTTTCTACAGCAGTCTTATCCTCCATAGATATACGTGCATACTTGATCCTCTTCTTATCATGGTGTGCTTCATTAAGTTCATCTAATACATTCTCTTTTCTCTTTAAGTTTACTAATAACTCTGATGCTAGTTTAGGATCAGTGAGTTCGGTAGAGCTTAGCTTGTAGCTTTTCTGATCTATAGGCTTGTCCCTGCCAAAAGTTTCCTTACCCCTCCTTGTAAGCACATCCTTAATAAAGGATGGGACTTCCATCTTATTTAACTTACCTTCTTTATCCACCCTGATAGGTAAATTATCCATCATATCCAGCTTAATCATAAACCACTTCTTGCCTTTACGGACAACCTCAAAGCCGTAAGGAAATTCCTGCTCAGTAAAAGATTCATACTCTACTAACTGACCGGACTTAACATAAGGCATAAAGATATCTTCTATCTCATACGGATCTACATACCAGACATCAGGTGCGGATGGTTTCTTTGTGGGGATTAGCTTCTCGGCAGAGAGAGCGTTCTCAGAGATGAACCCCTGTTTTATAGGGGCTTCTTGTTGAGGAGTAGGTTCAGTAGTTACTGGCTCCCTTACTTTAGATTTTTTTTTTAATATAGTAGTAGGTATAGGAGTAGAACCTTTTGCTATAAGGGCTTCATTAACTGTGTCACGATTATCCTTAGTCAAGATAGGCCAGTATCTTTCCTCCATCTCAACCTTTAAGGAGTCGATATCTTCCTCTGTTTGAACACGACCAACTAACCAATCTCTCATCCTATTACGGATTAGTTCTGTTAGTTTCTTTGGTGCTCTAGTAGACCCCGGCAAATCTTCCTTGATCTGGTTAGTGAACCCAGCACTACCTGTATAATTTCTGGCATCCCATTCTGATACATCCTGATAGTATGATTTTTCAGGTGAGGTAATGATGGTTGTCCATTTACCTTCCTTATCTCCTGGCAATATAATTGTTCCTAAGTTATCTTCGGGCTGGCCTTCCTTTCTTTCTGTAAGTTCTTCTATTGTGATTATAGGTGAAGCTACTGCTGGTGCTTGGGTAGTTTCCTTTGGCTCAACGTCAACTGTGGGTTCAGGTGCACTCTTTGGAACAGGTTTCTTGATAGGTTTAACAGGTGCAGGTTTTTCATTAATGAAATCATTAGCCAGTTTCTTATAAGGTGCATCTGCACTAGTCCACTTAGGCGTATAAACTTCAGGGCTATCCTTGTCTTTAAGTGTAACCTCAACATTATTAAACCCAAGCTTCTTAACTCCAGACTTACCACCAACTACTACAACATTAGGTGTGCCCTTAGTACCTCTACCCTCTTTAGCCCATAGATATTCCAATAATTCTTCATCACTTTTTTTATTTGCATTCTCATTAAGTGATGCCCTTATCTTTCCTAATGCTTCTGTAGTTGATATGCCAGCATTGCCTTTCTTTGTGCTGTTATACTTAGCCATCTTATCACGGGCATGTTGTCTCCAATTTTTAATCTCTCCACTCTCATTCTGTGGGCTACTCTCATCCAATGCATCAGCTTCACGAGTGTCTTCCTTTTCTGCAACCTCTTCTCTCTTCTTCTCTAACTTAGCTTCTTCCTTCTGGGTCTTAATAACTTCACCTAACTGTGGTTCATCTTCGGTAGGCGGTGCATTAACTCTAGTAATATTCTCTTTAAGATTCTCCTCGTACTCCTGCTTCTCAGCCCTTTCTCTAACTGCTATATCTTCTCCAGTATCTGGATCTATAATAGGATCGGTAAACTTTTTATCCTTAAGGCTAACAGGAGTACTGAGTGCAATCTCAAGTGTCCTCATTTGATCTTGTCTCACATACGGCTCACTTGACATTTCTATATCATTAGGTGACATCAAGTTAAACCCATTTGTATATAGAATAGTATCTAATTCTGCACTAGACATATTGCTAAGTGCAGTATCAACAAATATTGTATCTCCATCCACTTCTATACTCTTCCTATCAAAGGTAATTTTTTCTGGAGAAGTGTTTTCAATATCAGTTAATGTCTGCTCTATACTAGATTTAGGGAAGGTGTTGTTATTCTCATCAAGAACTTTCTTAAGGTTCTTTATCTTCCCATTAACAGTTCTTTGTATCTGACCACGTATATTCAATGGATCACCTTTAACAGAAGGCTCACCCTCTCTAACCCTAACCCCTTCCTCAGGTTTTTCAGGTAGTAAAGATGCTAACTCTTCATCTAATGTATCTATCTTAGCTTGCATAGTAGCTATCTCTACCTCATCTTCAAGAGTATCAATCTCTCTCTGAAGAGCACTGATCTTATCCTGTCTTTCCCTAACCTGTGCAGCTTGGTCGCTCTCCTGTAGTTCTTGATTGCTATAGACTGTCTGATAAGAAGAGTTGGCAACATTGAATTTTTCTTTGCCTACCTCTTTCTCTTTAATGCCAACAAAAGATTTTTCTTCTAAGGTTTGCAGGTGTCTCAATGCATTCTCTGCTGTTGCTTGACCAACGGGAACCTTCTTGAGAGGGAGGTTTGGTACAGTTAAGTCTGTCTTTGTCCCACCTTTAACATCATAGAATATAATCTTCCCATCCTTTATACCCTTGAATTGGATAGCTCTACTAGTAGTGGTATTTCTAGGTGATAACGCAGACCCAGTTCTGAGTCCTGCTTTCTCCCTATCAATCTTTGACTGTGCTTCTGGGCCACCCTCAACTCTGAGATAACTCCTTTTGTTTGATCTGTTTGGTGTCTCAATTATTACGACTCTGTTTATGAATTGAGAAACATCTGCATCATCAATCTTCTGTGGTAACTCATTGTTGTCCTTATCGTAGTTTCTGGCATCTGGTTTACTCCTAGTAATAGCTGGCTTCTCTAGCATTAAGGGTGCACTCTCCTCAACTTTAACTTCAGGAGTTACTTCTACCGGAAGACTCTCAGAGACTACAGTATTGGTGGGTATAATACCTTGTTGAGCAGCTATCTCTTTAGCTACATTTAGTATTTGATCTGGAGTAAATGAGTACCTATCTTTTTTATTAAATGGTAACCCAAGTTTCTTACCTTCTTTCTTTAAACGACTGGAGTTTTTACTATGTTGTTCCTTCTTAGAATATATCTTAGCTTTATCATTAGGAGCATCCTTAAGCCACTGATTCAGAAGATCTGTTATCTGACCTGAAGCTTTACTTTGATTGACTATAACAGGAGGTAGTACTTCTTCTGCCTCTACTGCTGGAACTGCCTCATCAACAGAAGTAACTGGATCTGGTGGAACTGTTGCAGATACAGGCTCGCTAGTTTCAAGTGGCTCTGCTGGTTTAGTCTGCTCTGTCTTGGGAGGACTAATAGTTAATCTTTCTCGGACTGGTGTAATTATAGTTTCACTAACAGTCTCTTTAGGCTTGGATGTCTGGGTTGGTTTAGGTTCATCCCTTAATCTTTCTCTAGCAGCCCTATCTATATCTTTGTAGGTTCCGTTTGGATATTCTTGTATTAAATCAAATAGAGCTTTCTCTCTAGGTTTTCTTAATTCTTCAGGCTTTTTTCTAATATCGTTAAAGATAATTTTTAGTGAATCATCTGCTATCTCAATGTCAGCGTCTGCAGGAACAGTCTCATCTATTAATGCGGGAAGGGTGGGCATATTTTCTTTAGCAAAAATAAAAGACTTTGCGTTTTCCTTACGACTAGATACGACTTCAGGAGAACTAACCTCACCCATTAGCTCCTCACCTAAATTCATTTTCTCTAGTTCTTCATCTATTATCTGCTGTTCTCTTGGATCTGCTTGGTAGTACCAATTTAAAAACTTATCAGAATCATTTGCGTCAACGAGTCTACGTGTATTAGATTGTATCGGCCCCTTGCCTAAGAAATTCTTATCACCAGGCTTCTTGTGTAGAAGCTCACCTCTAGCAGCTAACTTCTCTTCCAAGCCCTGACCTCTACCTATACCCTCTTCAACTACATTAGCCCTACCACTAGCCCAGTCACCATAATTCTTGTATCCACCACCAGCACCAATTGTTCCACCTACAGTCAGACCCATCAATGCTTCATATCCTGCCTGCTTAAAGTCAACACCTAACTCAGGGATCTGGTCTACATCAGCATCACGCATTGCTTTCATCTTTGCTTCAGCAGCAGTATACTGAGAGCCTACTGACTGACCAAATTCTTCTATCATTTCACGTACACCAGAGCCTAATGCCTGTCTCCCAATGGCTTTCATCCTGCCTTCACCAACCCTCATTAACTTCTGGAATTTGCCTGACACTGGTTGCCAGTTTAATGGATTGATAAAGTTAGCAACACCAACTTGAGCAGCACTAGAATCAGCTTCGTCCATGAGACGCTTCTGTACCTCTAATCTAATCTCCTCCATAGACTGATCATTAAGCTTCTCACCAACTGCTCTCTCCATCTTCTCACGAACCATAGGATCGGTAACTATATCAGCATAGTTAAATCCCATCTCAGATAAAGCATCGGCAGCTCCCATTCCTAACATCCCAGCAAGCCAAGCTGGTACACCAGCAAGACCTAATGCCCATCCTCCAGCAGCTCCAACACCCATTACGCCTGCCATGATAGGTGCAGATGCAGCAAGGTCAAAGAGGAACTGAGTAACTTTGTTCTGTCCCCCACCACTCTGCTTCTGGAAGTTCTGTATGATAGAGTTTTCCATAGCTTGCTGGTCAAGCTGTTCTTGGTTCTCCATCATACCCTCAGTATCACCAGTCCAGTCATCAAATTTTAAGCCTGCAGTATCTACTAATGTACCTGCACTATTGGCTGCAATCTGTCCTGCTCTACTAAGTGAACCAAAAAACCCTGACTCTCTATTAAAGTCCCCAGGATCAGTACTGTTATCTAATCCTACTGCTTTATATACCTTGTTAAGTTCATCCTGTGTATAGTTTGGTCTTAGCTTAGATAGTTCAGTCTCAATGGAACTACGCTTAGCCCTCCAAGCTGTATATGGATTCGATACCCAAGACCAATCAGAATTTAATTCATCCCGATATTTTTTAGCAGCACCACCACTAAGTTCTGCTGGCTGTCTGGTATCTTCGTTAGATTGTATTCTTCTTAGATCCATTAGTTCCCCCATCCGAATTTATTTTTAAGTTCTTCCCATGATAAACCAACATCTTCTTCCTTATTATTTTTTTTAAAACTATCTCTTGCCCCAAAAGTTAAAAGATCTTTAAAAGACCAATCATCATCATCCTCTTTACTACCCCCCTTATATTCATTATTTTTTTTAGGCTGCACTTTATTATTGTTAGTAGTCTCTTCCAGTAATTGTTGTAAAGCAGTCTGTTTAATTTTATTGTTACTTTTACCTGAAAATTTTTCTGTTAGTTCTTCAGGATTAGAGATAGGATAACCATGCCTTTTTAAAGTGGTTCTACGTAGAGAATTCGCATGTCTATAAGGATTATGTTGAAGCACTGACGTATCAACAAGTTCCTCTGAAACTAAATAATCATTAAATGAAAGAGGAGCATAGGTATCTAGCTTAGCCTGAGCAGCTAATAAAGTTTTTTCAGAACCAGAAACACCTTGATCCGCTAACTTTTTTACTTCATGATAATGTTTTAATGCTTTCCTTGCATCCTTACTATATAAAAAACCATATCTACCTATCCTATCAACTGATGAAGTCCTCATTAAATCATTATCCATCATCTTTGTTAGAGTTGTATGTTCAGCACTGAGCACCTTAGGATCTCTACCCTTATAATATTTGTGTCTAAAGCTATCAACATTAGATTTTTCTATAACAGCAATGTTTCTTAACTCATGGTCTAGCATACTCGCATTATGACGTTGGGTTTTCATCTGGTCATCCTTCTTCTGCCTTTCCATGTTATACTTCAGGAGTTCGTTCTCTCTTTTTTTCCCTTGGTATCTACGTATTTCTGTTGCTGCTGTATCTGCTACACCAGTAATAGCTTTCATCGTATTACGGCTACCCCTATACTGACGTTCAGCATCCTCTCTGATTACGTTCTGTCTTTCCGCCAGTTCTCTATCTAGATTCCCAAAATATATTGCCATAATATTTCCTAATTATAAGTGTGTTCTATTGTGATAAATGCCAACCACTTTGATCTCTATAAAGAGGTCTACTATACATATCAGTAGGTATGTCCTCATAATTTCTCCAACTAGTTGGTGTTACTGTAGTATTATTTACTGCTGGATTTACTACTGGATTTACTACTGGCCTTACTGCTTGCACCTGTCTTCCTCTTGTATTAGCGATCTCAAATTGATGTTGGTTACTACGACTTCCCAAATATTTCGTATTATTATTTGAGTTTTGAACTGGAGTTTTTGGTTTTTGAGTTACTTGTTTTGCAACTTCAGGGAGTACAGAAAGACCACCAGTTGCAGCAGCTCCATATATCTTGGCACCAGCATCAACCAAACCTAATGTATTTTGTATTCCCATATTTCTACGCTGATTATTAAAGGAGTCTACCCTTGCTCTAGCAGCAGCATCACTCATCCTGAATTTATCCTGACGCTCTACTCCCTTATTTGCTATACTCACCTGATCCTGTAGTGCACCATAGCCCAGCCCCTCATATTTCATACCTGCAGTAAGGGCATTAGCCCCTCTATTGTCTAACTGTGAACCCATACCTGCATACTGAGAACCTAATCCTGCATACTGTCCCCCTTGTGAAAGATAACCTCTTGCTAGATCACCTTCTGCACCAGCCGCATTCAGTGCGGCAGAACCAGCATTGCCATAGTTTGATATCTGTTGCTGTTGTATGTTAGCAAGCATCTGATCTTGGCCTGCTTGCTGACTGTAAAGACTAGTTGAATCCATGAGTAGTCCAGCTTCTCTTGTGAGATTGTTATCACTCAGTTGCTGATCAGTCACCATACCCTGTTGCTTAAGCTGGCCTATAGACTTCAATGTATCTTCATTAAACTGTTGTTGCATTTTTGCTGCAGCTACAGGGTTAGTCCTAGCTAACTGTGCAGTGTTTGCTTCCATTATTTCTCTGTTACTCTCTTGTGCTCCCTTAAATGCATCTAGCAGTCTTTGTGTCATGCCACTATCTTGTGCTGGTCTACCAACCCTTCCTCTTATAGAGTCCATTTCAAGACGGGCACTATCAAATCCCCTTCTCCTCTCTTCTGCTCTTCTTTTAAGATTAGCATAATGTTCCCTGTCTGCCATCAAAGCATTAGCAGAGCCTTGGTATCCTCTTGCTCTTCCTATATCTGCTTCTGCCCTACCAAAAGAACTCGTGGCTCTATCGAAAGATGAACCAGCCCTGCCAATCTGTCCCTCTGCTAATCCCCTATACCTATCTGCTTCTTTCCCAGACTCATCATAGATATCAAGGAACTTCCCTGCCTGACTATCGTACCTTCGCTTAGTATTATCTAGTGTTCCATAGAGTTCATTCTGTTTCTTCTTCCATTTCTGGAACTCCTTGTCATCATACAGATCAGGCCCATAACTCTGCCTAGAAGTGCCAGACATACTTTCAAAAAAATCTGTAATTGGATTCGCCATATATTCCTTTATTTACGTAGACTGTTTAATGTTTTGCGTGCTAATTTTCTGGCTTTTATTTCACCTTTACTACCCAATGTAACCACACTGTCTCCTGTTCCATATGTCCCAGTTACTGATGCAGAGCTTGCATTCACTGAAGTATCTACTCCTGTTCCTGTTGTTGCAGTTATATCAATAGACCTTTGACCTGCTGTTCCACCACTACCCCTAGAAGCAGTTCTACCACCAGTCATTAATCCATCAACATCATCACTTAAATTCTTGTAATCCTCATCCAAGTGAGAAAGTCTTGTAAGAATAGAATCGGTAGCAGCCCCTGTACCTGTTGTTTGGGTAGCTGAATATCCATCAGAAATCTTATCTAATAGATCATTAATCTTTCCTTTATTAATTGTTGTATCATCAGAGCATTTATTAAACTCAACAATCAATGCATTCAATTTAGTATTAAGTTCATTAACATCATTCTGTAATGCAGTAATGTCTGATGATGAAAATGCTATTGCCTCAGTTCCCATTACTCATCCATGAATATTGCTAGTGTCTCTGCCTGTTCCTGTATCATCCCTCTTAGTGATGCAACCTGTGTTGTTAAAGAATTTATCTTTGACTTAAGTTCTGCATTAACTCTTTCCTGATCTCTAAATGCTTCTTGTGTTAATGGATCATCTAGCTGAGCAGCAACTACATTAACTCCGTATCTTTCTGACTCTGACATAATATCACCCTGGAACTTCTGGTGTTTCCCTATCACCGATTAATAAGTCTGTCTCCAGTGAACCGACATAACCTCTTGGGTTTAAGCTGACGTTATTGATCTGTCTCCACTGGAATATATAACCTCTTGATCCTGCTGGTAGATAAAACTTCTCAGTCTTCCAGTCAGTAGAACTAAAGAGTCTACTCTTACCAAGTAGGTTCCCATCGAAATACATCTCTATCGTTACTTCCCCCTTATATGTTATTTGTGCTTCTGACAACTCCTTAACAACTCTATGAGAAGCAATAGGTGCTGCCACTATATCGCATCGAACCATCTCACACCCATCGTTTATAGATAGCTGTAAGAGTGAACCTGCTTGTGAAGGGTTTGGAAAAACTCTAAGAGGGAGAAGCTTCCCCTTAGTTGTTAATCCTACCCCATTAACAATCTCTGTCCCTGAGTGTTCACCATCAGTTGCGAAACTAAACTCAAGATTTCCATCTGTAGTTTTAGGTATCACACTAATTAGTGCTTGGTGAAATACCATAGGCTCAGGGTACTGTTGAAATTCAGGCATTATGCTGCTAACGATCCATTAAATTTAACTGATTCAATCATTCCAGAACGACTCTCGTTCATGTAATGTGCTCTTTGTCCATAAGAAGAAGCAGGTAAGTATATTCTTTCTTCCTTAAAGTCATCACCTGCATTGTCTAACTCTTTCCTGTATATTAATTCTCCATCTAACATCACTCTAAAATCTATTGCACCTTTATAAAACACATCTGCACTATGATGTAAGCTCTGGGACTGATAACTTTGTAGAGGATAGTGCCTTAGAGATAACGCCTGAACTCTCACATCGCCCTCTATCGCAACGGAAATAGTTCTGAATCTCTTTAGATCTTCTAAATAAAGATCCATTGACTGAGGCTCTACCGAATCACCAGGAGGAAGTGTGAATGACCTCGATGCAGTCTCATCTTCATTGAGGTATATCTCTACTAATGGGAGGTTACCCCAGTATATAGTACCAGTCCCTGATTTAAGTGGTTCCTTATCTAAAACAATAGAAGGATAAGCAACACTACTTATTGTAGTTGTTGTAAGACTCTCAACTTTAGTATTATCTGCCAGCAATTCATTCCAAACCCTATCACCTACAGTAACAGTAGATGTATCAAATCCTACTGGCATAATCACAGTACGTCTTTGGAGAGTAGTTAGGTTATCACCACCTGTATCTACAAGAAATGTCTGGTTAGGCTGGTCATACTTAGTGAAGATATCATATAGATCAGTTGATGTTTGTTCTTCAGCAGCAAGGATATCTCCTGCATCAAGATCATCAGGATCTAAGCCAAGAAGTTCTGCTGCTAATGCCTGCCCTCTTATACCATCTACAATAGTTGATGCACTACTACTATTTAATGCTTCATATACTATTGCTATTGAACCTAATGCTTTAGGTATTGCAGGTTCTCCTACATCCAGCTTCTTACTCTTCCATTTTAAATTATTAACCTTTGATCCACCTATCTCTTCTACTGTAAATGTTGTGTCATCTGTATTAACAATGTTATCCTTTGTCACTACAACACCAGTACCTAATGCATCTGCAAAATAAGCATAGTATGCTTCTATAGATGTCCTAGCTAAACGCATCTCACCTGTAGCCATCTCCAGTCTGTATCCGTTACCACTGCCAGGTTCCTGAAATAGCCAGTAAACACCATCTGATACACATGAATAAGGTTTCTTTAGCTGGGTAATGTTATGCTTGTCCCTTGTCAGATAGGTGACCCTGCCACCAGAGTACATTATTATTCCATCGCTAGCAGAGAGCCAGATAAGTCCACCATTAAAGCTGGAAATTGTATGCTCGTATCCTGCTGGTATACCCTTGGCATCAGGCACTCTAAATGCAACCATAGTCTTAGGATCTGTACCCCTGACACGATAGACAGAGTTAGTTGTAAAGACTATACCCTCTCCTGCAAACTCTTCTATACCACGTATCTCTGAATCAAGTGTAACTACTGCATCGAGAGGCCAATACTCAGGTGTCCCATACTTAGAGAACCTCAGGTCTGAATCTAATGCACCAAAGTATAATGAACCTACTGCCTTTATATAACGGAAGTGGTCATCCTTACTTTCTGTTTCAAAAAATTGCTTTAGCTTTTCATTATATTCCAATCCAAGTGGAGGCCAGTTATCTGACTGCATAGAATATAAGGAGGATATCGGAGTACGAGACTTGTCCCTATATCCAAATCCCTCTATCTCTATTGTTCCATTAGTAACTGTTGCATTCACATAGTTCTCATCATAGCTGAGAACCTTTACTCCTAGACCATGAGCAGAAGCAGTAGTCCCATCAGCTCCTCCTGTTACACCTGTAAAAGTTGTATTAGTTTTACCAGTGTAGGTAAATACCTCATTGCCTATTAATATTTTCTTAGGGCCAGGACTACCACTTGCTGAAGCAGCAGGGAATACACTTGTATCCTTTACCTTAAGTACATTTGTACTGCCTGTTAATGGTGCAGCAATCTCCTCTTCAAGAGTTGTTGTGTCCTGATTGCGGTGTTCCATCTCCAGTTCCCACTCAACTACAGATGGAGATACTCCGTTTACATGAGTACAACTAGCTTCCCCTCTATTAGCAGTACCATTTCCACCTGTATCTTGTGACTGGGAAAAAACTATCTGACTCGGTGCTTCTGCATATCCCTCCCCAGGGTTTATTATTTTTAAACTATTTTCTATAACTCCAGTTGTGCCATTGACAGTGTATCTTCCATAAAAATCTTTACCTGTCTCTGCTGTAGTTGCAGAATAAAGAAAAATATGTCCAACAGTACTACTAGTACTACCGAATGTAGCTGCTGAACCAAATGGGGAGTTGCCAGTAAAAGACATTGCTGAACCTGATTCTGTAGCTTTAAGTTGTACTTTACCAGTGTGGTTATTATCATTTAACGCTGTAGCAGCAGTAACTGAATGCACCCAATAATCTGTATCTTCAGCAAAACCTGTTGGAAGTGTTGGTACTGTCCCAGTTACTCCGCTTACTGTAAGCATCAGAGTATTAGTGGTATTGCCAGGGTCTGTTATAGTTATAGTATCACCTACTTTGTAACTATGTCCTCCATTAGTAAGGGTTACTGTAAGGTTAGAAGATGCATCTGATGCAATAGTAAAATGGGCAAAAACACCTGAGCCAGATGAAGATGTTCCATATACTGAAGTAGATGTTAAATTTGCTTGAAAATTACCTGATATATTTGTTGGCCCAGTGACAGCAGAAACTGGCAGGCCACCTATCCTAAAACGAACTCTTTCGTTTACTTTAAAATTTTCGCCATATGGACGAACCCAGGAACTTTGCATAAGAAACTCTGCTGCACCACCCATTTGCTGGACGCCATAAATGCTTCTTATATGTTGTGGCACAGAGAATATATTTGCTTGTATAAAAAAAGATCCACTACCTAAATCTCCATCTGTAACAGGAATCCTATCTTGATGCCCCCAAAAACCACCATGTATCTGGGTTCTAACAGAAGTCGTACCTACTTTTCCAGATTCTTCAAAACAATTAAGTGGTACAAGGAACCATCCACCTGTAGTAGTACTATAGGTATCACTCTTTATGGCTGTTTTATATACAGTGTTTTGTGATAAGCCCTTAGGTAATCTACCTCCTACAACCTTAAGCTCAAATGCATAACCAAATGAACCAGTAGAAAAAAATTCCCAAGTTTCTGCAGAAGAGTCTGCAAATAAACAAAGATGTCCATCAATATTTTGAAAGGTAATGGGGCAGTCATTTGTTTTATACTTATCTGCACCAGTCCCACTGCTACTCTGCCCCCATTGTGCCCCTGCTGATGTCAATGATACAGTTTTTACATACCCTGACTTGTGTAGGCTTGGGGTTTCTCCATGTATACCATGAGCAACTCCGGTTAATGAGTTACCTGTTTTACCTGAGTATGAAATATATTCATTATCAATCTTCATTACTCCTGAAGAAGGCCACCCAGTACTATTAACCAACTCAACTGTAGTATCTGTAATGTCTATATCCTTAGCTAACTTACTGGTATGTGTTGTGCCAGGAGACTCGACCTCACTTATCTGATTAACTCTCCAAGAGCCATCCATAGTAGAAGGTGTTGCAGTTAATAAGAAGTTTGAATTAACAAACCCAGCTAAGCTGGTGAGGTCTTTATAAGTTTTTAATAAGTAGTAAGGAGAAGATGCACTCTTCCTTGTGAAGCCATTTGTTATACTGCTTATGCCAGATATAGTTGGGAAGTATTTCTTGCCATTAGAATCAACAGGTAGTGTCGGCATCTCTATATCACTAAGATGCAAGAACTCTGATGAGTCACCACCATAACGATACAGCCTTATCTTTTCTATATCTGGATCATCAAATCTAAAGAATGGTAAATTAAAACTAACCTGAATACAGTCATCTGCACTATCTAAAGGAGTAATTCCTTTAGCTGGCAGTGGTGATGGTGTACTCTCATGCCCCCACTTATTAATGAATGAAGCCCTGTAATAGAAATCTATATTAGCTCCATAAGGATTGTACATATTAGGAGCACCAATCTGGAAGGTAGATATCCCTACTCTGGATGCATCAAATGCATCACCTGAAACATTAGCTTGTCCCAATCTGTATGCCCACTCTGGCTCCTTACCTTTATCTGTTACTATTATAAATGCCTGGGCTGTAAGAACATAGAATTCTTGTGAAGCAACTGCATAATTTGAGAAGGTGATCTTACTTTCTCCGCCTGTCTCTCCTGATGCAGGTAGTAATGTCTCTGATTGTTTAAAGAAAACAATATCCCTTGTTATATTACTATCAAATGGGAGTTCTACAGATGCTAATGGGAGATAAGGATTACCTGCAATATCTGATATTACTGTTGCTGTGCCACTACTAGCTAATGTTTGTGGTGCATCAAAGGGATACCACTTGAATGTCTTAATCCCTGTCATCTTACCTGTTTCATGGTTCAACCCAATCGTAGGTGTACCTGTAACAAACCAATTCCCTGAGTCCATCTTCCAGTCTATAGATAGATATCTTGGTGTACCTAAGTCACCCTTTTCTCCTATCCTTGACTTTACTATCTGACCCCATGCTGATGTTGATGGAGTAAGGGTTGTATAATCACTTGCATAAAAAACCCATGATCCTTCTATGTTTGACTCATAAAAAGGTGTGGCATACTTAACATCCCAACCACTAGTTTCACCAGATAACCCCCATATCTTAGTGCCATCAAAGCCTAAGACCTTCTTAAAGTTATATGTTAATAGAGAAGACTCTGGCTTAGTACTACTTGTCTTAACAAACTTCCATGATTCATCTATCTTTGCACATACATATGCCCTATTTGCAGAGTCAACAAATGTTTCTGCTTCTGTTACATTACCTGTTAAACCTAGACCATTTGCTAGTTCAGGGTTGCCTTTAACAAAGATAATATTATTAAGGTCAGTTGAATAAACAGTAACGCCTCCATTATCAACAAGAGTAACGTAGTTTTTATTAACACTATAGCTACCATTACTGCTTAGTTTTACAGAACTACTAGCAGTATCTGCATGGTAATGTGAGAATAAGTTATTATCTTTAATAGAAAATACTTTTGGATTATTACCACTTGCCTCATTGATGGCTCTTATATCCTGACCTGAAGACCAGTCTATCTTATGGGTAAAGTTATTTACTGAACTACCAGTAAGCTCCCCAGCTCCAGAAGCCCTTACTTCTATAAACTCTCCTGACTCACCAGCAAATGTGCGTCCTTTTGCGTGACCAACTAATACGTGTTGAGATAGATCACTCTTTATTAAAGAACAGGTTGGCCCTTCAGAATCTATAGTGCTTTTAGTTACCTCGTTATAATCTATAAAACCACTAATTACCGGATAACAATCCTCATCTAAATATTTGCCTGTTCCAAGATGATCTTTTTCAGGTGGGGATAATAAAAGTTTGTTAGTACCTATACCTATTATCTTAGCTGTTATAAATGTTTCATTGCCTCTAAGATTAAGATGAACAGTCGGGTTCGAATTATTCTGTCCTATCTTAATCCAATCTCCTATACGAAAATTGTAATCATTAGCTTGAGCAAAAGTAAGACTATTATCGTCACTTGAGAATGTTGCAGTAGTCCATAACTCTGAGACACTAAAGTCTTTCTGTTGTGATACTGCACCCCCTGGAGTAAATGATAAAAGTCTATTCATTAATCCAGGGACAGCAGGGCCAGTGATAATGTTCTTAAAGTTTGATGTGCTTTCAGGTTTCAACCACGATTTTTTAGAATTACTGCTAGTAGCTCCTATGTATCTAGTCCAGCTACCAGTTTTACTGGTATTTATAGTATGGTTGCCTGTAAAACTTACCTTCGATCCTATTATATCCCAGTACCATACTCTCGGATCTCTCTCAGGAAATGTTGAAGGATGTAAATTATACATTCTTTGATAACTAGAATACTCAGTCTTAGGATTAAAAGCGGGTTGACCATCCGCATTTCTACCAACATTGCCTATAGGCGCATCATATCTCCAGTGGAGTTTTGCATCAGAACTTACAGACGGAAAATTTAATTCTACATCAATTGTGTCTTTCCAATAAGTTACCCAATATGTATAAGCACTATTAACATCTGTTGTTTGATGAATAGAAGTTAATTTTCTGGTAACATTCTTTGTATAATCATTAACATCTTTAGCAGCAAGCTCTCCAGTTTTAAATGATTTATCAGCCCATGCATTTGGTATAACTAATATCTCTGGGCACTTAGCAACAGTACCTGTGTATTTAACCTTAACCCATGTATCATTCTCTGCAAATATTACTGCATATTTAAACCCATAATCAAACTCCTCTAGCTTATCTAAATTTCTCTTCTCTCTTGCTTCATCTTCTATCCTTTGTAGCTCAAAATCATCCCTGTTTCTAGTGTCTTTTAATAATGAGAAGTCAGTAAATTTACCCTTAGGCTGTACCCACCCAGGGAATATATCTTCATTTTTATCAGTCCACACTTCAGGTGGATCTCCTTCGGTATAGTTACCTCCTCCAGCATGAGCTTCTGAATCAGAGTCAGCCATTCCATCTCTGAGTAAAACGACAAAACAGCCATTAATTCCAGATGGCATCCTCAGCCACCTTACATCTGTATTGCCTGAGTATGCGGTAGGTGTAGTATTAGGTGTTTTCATCTTCTGGGTAAAAGATATAACCCCATTGTTAATATCTACTCCTGTTATACCAAGTGTTACCTTACCACTTGTACCTGTACCTGTTGCACCTGATGTAAAGCTAGTATTAAACTTTGTTCCTGCATCACCTCCATCACTACCAAGTATAGTATCCTTAGTAATAACTGGCATACCTGGGCTGGTAGCACTACTTAATGCCACACTCTGTATCTTTGAATCATCCCAGCAAACAAAATGACCTTCTTTAAAGAAAGACCCTTTAGAAAAATAAGTTAAGTTGGCAGATGTAACATCCGTTCCAGTAAAAATACCTCCAGAAAACTCTCTTGTTTTAACATTCCAAACTGTAGAGCTTGTCTTAACCAGCCAATATGCCTGACCACCATAATAATGTATGTGATCTACATCAGTTGTGGTATCTGCTTCGTATGTTTCTAGTGATTGGGTGGTGTCATCAACACCGAGAACAGTCTCAGGGAGTTTAAGTAAGTGAGAGCCTTCTGCAGGACGTTCTCCTCTTGTCCCTTCGGATACTATAGTTCCAGATATCTCAGAACCAGGTGGTAGTGGTGGGCCAAGTGGTCTTGAGACGTTAGCATCATCCTTTATTATTTCTTCAAACTCAGGTCTCTTGTCATCAAATGTTTTAATGACTCCTATACCTGACTCTTCAAATGATACTGCCTTAGAGTCCCTGATCCACTCACCACGATAGAAGTAATGACCTCCATCAGAGATAGGAGAAGTCCCTTCACCTGGCTCAAGAGCGAAACCTTTAAGATTAATATCAAGTGCTTCCTGACCTTGATCGTCACGTAAATTCTGTGCATCTATCTCATCAGATAGACCACCTGTAAATTCTCTGAGAACAGTCTTAGGCATTAACTAATCCTTTATCCTAAAGTGGTTACAGTTTAAACGTATTACTGTTGCTAGTTCCTGTGACTGGTGTTCAGTTAAGTTCATTAATGCAGTAGAGTTGTCATACAATGTCCTCATTACATCTACAGAACAGTCACAAAGAGGGAAGTATATATATTCTGGAGTGTTCGCATTCTTGTAAGTTGTCGAACACATTTGCCACAGTTGTCGTATGCGTTCCACCCTGAAGTTCCCACTGAACTTCGGTTGTGGAACTATAGTTTGAGCAAACAAAATCAGGCTCAAACTCAACAACAAGATCGCTATCTTCAAGTTCAAAAGTTATCTCCATTATGCATAAGACCAAAGGTTAGGCTTACCCGACCTTCTTATTTTAGTATCAACATGAACGAATCTTGAGTCACCCTTCTGTTGTATACCTACTGAGAAACCCATCTCTATTGCTTTCTGTATAACAGACCTTGCCTTAGCCCTGTCAACACGAAGATCTGCTGCTTCTCCAGTGAGATGACCACTAGTTTTATGCCCCCCACATTCAATATTTTTTCGCTCACAGCGAAAACCTGAATTTACAGGAAGAGCGAAACCACATGCATCTCTGAGTTGCTGAAGCTTCATCATAAAGTTCTCATCCATATCAGATACTCCACCACAATGTTTGCAATTTTTACATGCCATCTCATCGTAGGTAAAACTTTTTATATCATTCCTAAAATTCCACATAATTATCCCCCCTAGTAAAAATTTGCAAAATATTCTACGAGTAAAAATAAAACCTTTCAGGCTTTATTAACCGATGCTTTTCTTATAGGCCGCCAATATCTGATCATCGACCTTATTTTCTGTAGAAGCAACAAGCCTAGTAAGCAGTATTAATATTACCTGCTGGAGAAGCTTCTCAGAGAGCATGCTCATACACATTGTCTTAACTGCACCGCCTATTACTGGTGCTAAAATTCCTATCATATATCTCCTAATGGTTATTTGGTTCTTTTATAACGAAAAAGATGCCTTGCTTGATCATGCAACTCCTTCAACCTTTTTAAATGTTTCTTCTGTTCTTCACTCATTACTTTGATACTGTTAGAGTACTAAGCTTCTCTGAGTTCTGGTTCACCTGGAACTTAATTACCTTAACATCTCCCGACAACTCAGACACTGTAAGCATTAGCCAAGAGATTGATCCTATCATTAAACTTCCTACTACAAGTAGAATGTTATTTATCGACATAGTGTGGTTCATGTTAAAGTTACCTAGTTTACTTAAGGGTTATGGGGATTATTTCTAAATCCATTACCAAGATAAATCCTTAAATTAGTTACGTCAGACTGAAGCTTCTCTATATCGTCCCATACATCCTCAGCATCATTCTGGGAATGAATTAGAGCCTGCTGATTCTTTAGTGCAAGATTCTCTAAATCCATAATACTGGTTAGTAACCAGCCCACGACCCCGATTAGAGCTACGCTTACTAGAGGGGCAAGGGTTTTGTAAATTTGGTGTTCGCTAACCGACTGTATATCTTCATGAATTGGCATTACTTTTCCTCCTTATGTTCAACTTCTCTTTTATCTTTAAACCAATAATCTGTAGACTTCGCAAGCACAGCCACATAAGCCCCCACAAGAATATTAACGAGATCTCTCGATGTCTCCTGAACCTCTGCATAAAACAGAAGCCATAATAACGCCAAGAACGTAACAGCATTTGAAATTGATATGATAAATCGTGCCCAAAAATTGAGAAGCTTCCTGTTCTCAACCGCATTACCACCCCCTCCTAATAAAGATCTGTGTACTTTCATTCACTTGACTCACCCTTGCCTGAAATATAACCAGCAATAATACCAACTGTTCCTGTCAATGCACTCTGAAGAAGAGCATGTGTGCTTTCACCTACTTCTTTCCCCTCTGCTAGTGCTATATAGCTTTCCACTCCAACAATAGATAGAAGTACAGTAATAAGACCAAGTGCTAATATTAATACAATTTTTGCTTTCATCTCTTACTCTGGTTTAGGGTTATCGTCTTTAACCTTTTTGATCTTAGCTTTCATCTCAGCAGAGAATGCTCCCTTATGGTATAGGTCATCTAGCTGATCCCCAATGTCAGGGTACAGAGGTTGTCTTGCTCTGGCATAGGCTTGGGCATCAAAATCACTAATCAATTCATCTAACTTAGTGTTTACTTCTGATTCTGTTGGTAAGGTTTCTCCATTCTTTAATTTGCTACTTATAATTTCTCCATCGTTAGCTATAACAAATTTTGAAGTAGGACAAATAGCTCTAATTGCATCAAAAGTTTTTGGTTTCATCTTGCTACCTCCATTGCTGTCATACTTATTAATCCTTCATGCGCACAAATCTGTGGAGATGCACCATAGGAACTCCCACAAAGTTTGTAAATATTTGTGCCAGTTAATGCATTTTCATCTATGCAACTACCTGATTCAGTCCAGTATAATTCTATATTAACTGACCCTTTAAATGCCCATCCAACCGCCTCATTCGGGGAAGCGTTTGCAGGAATAATATTTGTTCCTGAAACAACACTACCTACACTCTGACTACTCCCATCTCTATAAAGATATATTTCTAATCCTTCAGCGTTGGTAGCCCCAGTGGATAGTTGGACAGGAACTTGCCATGAAATATAAACATGACTAGATGCTTTCACATTTGAAAGTGCAACTTCAAGAATTACATCAACATCAGCATCGAAAACTTGACTTGCAAATCCCTGTGTACTATTAATTTGTATTATATGACCAGCAGGAAATGAGACACTACTTGGTATAGATACTGTTCCACTAGATTCACTTATTGCCGTTGTACTACCTAATTTTAATGTAGCCATATTACCTTCCTATGTAATTATATTTAAGTTACCAGTTATAGTTATTG